AAAAGCGTAATGAATAATCTGAGTGAAATACGCAAAGGGATTCTGGGATTTCTCTGGGTTAAAGTTATGTATGTACTGAACACAGTTCTCAATTCCGTCAGAGATCATGTCTTCTTTGAACATGTAGTTGACGAAGTTTGGTTTAAATGATAGATGGTTTGCAATCTTCAAGAAACACTCCCCAATGTAGCGAGGGATGGGAGGTTTAGTGTCCCAACGTGTTCCTCTATCTTGTTTCGTGGGTTCTCTACCATACTTTACCAAGAAAGTTCTTTCAACTTCACTACGATAACTAACGAGAGCAGCAAGCAATTCTTTATTGTTCACATAATGCTCAGATCTTTTTCTTCTGGCCATACCTGGTTGTATCATAAGTTTATCTCATATTATGTATAGATTATATCATCTTACTGAGAACTTGACAAGGTGTCTAATATTGTGTACAATTACCTTTGTGAGGGTTGATAGGGATTGTATTAGCTACTCTTGAATATCTTTTCTAAGATTTCTTTAACGTCTCTTGTGTTTCCTAGATATCCCATTCTCCTATTAAGTTTAGAATTATTTTCTATATTTCCACCACCTTTATTTGATTTACGTACATAGTCCTGGTACATCATAATCATTTCAATGTCAGATGATTCAGACATTGTAAGAATATTATCTAAATTTATAATAAACATATCTTCAGTTGTAGTTTTTAGCCAGGGTTCTACGCGATATCCCGTTATTCCCGACTTACCTTTAACTTCAGACACAACGATTGGATTAGACACCAATAACATTGTTCTATTATCTTCATCAGATGCAGCAACTTTAGCAAAGATTTCTTCACCTGATTTTAATTTAAGTGTACAGTAAAAATCGTCTTCTATCATACTTTTAATTGAATAGTGATTATCTCATAGTTAAAATTTTCTTCATTATACGTCTTGATTCTTTCTATGAAATGATTAAGTGTGTAATTACGTCTTGACTTAGTGGAGCAATCATCGGAGATATCATACAAAGTTGCCTTTACTTTGTCCTTTCCCTTTCTAAGAACTCGTCCAATACTTTGAAGATTACGGACTCTTGATTTACTTGGAGAGGCAAAGATAACATTATGGAGTTTTTTAATATTGATACCTGTACTAAAAGTTCCATAAGAAGCAACAATGATAGCGTTGTTTTCTTGTTCGGTTATTTCTCGTACTTGCTCTCTTTCTTCTGCATCTACTCCACCATGTACAAAAAATACCTTACGGTCTTCACTCTTGTTTTTATTTATCTCATCGTAGAGTATGGCACCATGTGCTTCAACTCTTGCAAAAAGAACAAGAGTATTTCCCTTAAGATCTAAAGCAAGATTTTTGATGAATCTATTACGTTGTTCGTGACTGATTAAATATTGTATCTCATCCTCATATACTTCAAAGTTTTGAGGTGAGTGTTTAAGTACAAGGCATTGAATATCAAGTTGAGAGAGATGTCCTTGTCTCATTAATTCATCAGTTCTTGTTACTTTATATGATGGTCCAAATAATCCCTCAAGAACCCATTTATGTGTCTGAGTACCATCCAAGGTTCCAGTAAATCCAAAACGATACTTTGCATGATGAAGCTTTGTCATAATCTGAATTAAAGATTTAGACTTGAATAAATGTGCCTCATCACCTATAATGACACCATACTCCTCAAAGAAAGATCTATCTAATTTATAGACAGATTGCCACGTTGTAATCGTTACTGGAGCTTCATTACTTTTCTCTCTACCCGAATAGATACGGTGGCAATATGAATCAGCATCCCAACCATAATCAAGAAAATCTTTATACATCTGTTCTACAAGAGATGTCGTTGGAACAACTAAGAGAATTTTTTCCCCTCTCTCAACGTAATATCTTACGAGAGAATAAATCATCAACGATTTGCCAGAAGCAGTGGGAGATATCAATAGTTTTCTATTATGCTTTAGGGCACCGTATACTCCCTCAACTTGATACTTCCTGGGAGTATGGGCACAAATGGAATGCATATAATCCTTGACACCCTCTAACGATATACCATCGTTCTCTTCATATGGGGTGCCATAAAACTTGTTATCTTCAAACCTATAGGTGTATCCGTAGTTCTTACAGAAAGATACTATCTTATCTAACAGACCAACATAGATCTGTTTAGAACGCATATCATATAAGTGAATTTCTCCGTTCCAATTCCTACCACGATACTGTGGCATAAATTTTGCATTTGGAACTTCAAACTTAAAATGATCTCTTAACTCATATTCAATATGAGGTTCTGTATTAATTTTTAAAAATACTTCGTTTGACTTAGATATAACAAGATTGGCTGATGTATCAATCACATAAGTCCATTCATCTGCTAATATTTATTACAAATTTTCAAACTTATATTCTAATATCATTCTATACAACGAATCTCTTAAGTACCAAAGATGTTCTTGTTCCGTTGGATGTCTGGCAGGAGAACCTTCCCAATTTTCAATTCTTTTCAAAACACAGTGATGTAAGAGACGAATATCCTCTATAGTTAAATTGACTGAGTAGTCATATTCTTGACTTGGCTCGAATTCTTCATCCATTATCCTAGTCCCGAATTAAACCTCATAAATTCTATTGCGTTTTTGATTTGATAAGTTCTATTAGTTATCTGCTTTAAGATACTTTCAATATAAACAAGCATCGTATCATAGTAATCAATCTTTAAACATACTGTAGAGAGTTTGTCGTCTGCATCAAGATACTTTTGCATTGTATCTTTATCCCTAATTTTTTTAGGAAAAGGATTTTTTATGTATACATCAGGATCAGATTTACCGCTGAAGTATTCATATCTTTCATGTCTTATATTTTTTCTTTGTTGCTCTGCTTTCTTTCTTAGTAGGAAGAGTGTATTATAAAGTTCAAAGTATTTTGCATGTAGAGAGGGGATATTTAGTGATTCATCATGTAGATTGTCTCTATCAATTTTTGAATCTGTCTCCCACATCTCTTGAAGTTTATCAAGATCGATCATAAAGAATTATTGTTCAAATCAGTGAGGTTGTATATAGTATACTTGAAAGTTGCTTCTGCTGTAAAGTAATCAATGTCTGTGTCAGTGGCATCAAACGTAATAGTAGATAACGAAACTGGGAACAAATCTTTAAAGTTTACATTAAACTTTGCCACAAGATTACTACTTAAAACTTGCAATGTTCCATCTGAGTAGATGTTATCACCATCTTCATACATTGATCCAACTGCTTCACTTTCCAGATCATTAAATTCTTTTAACGATTCTGGATATCCAAGACCACGTATCCAATTCTGAAGTTCCATATAATTTACAAGATCCTCATCAACCAAGAATCTAATATTTAAATCTCCGAATTGAATTTTATCTCCAGGTATATCAATATCTTTTAAATATGATGGTTGAGTTGCAACTCCAAGATCTAAAGACGGAATATTAGCTTGGTTGCAAAAGAATGCAGCGCCAGGACTTCTTTTCAAAGAAAATTTAAATCCTGTTGGTGAAAGAAAATTTCTGTTTTCTAATGGAGTTCCTGTTCTTTCTTTAGCCTTCTTTCTGGTCGCCATTACTAATACAGTTTTTTACTATTTATCCACATAATAAAAAAAGACCCCCCGAAGGAGGTCTTTGACTGATTGTGAATCAAATCACATGAGGTTCTTAACTGCAACTCTTCTGTAGTAGCGGTTGCTGTTAACTCTGAGGCGACCTGCGCCAACGGTGGTTCCTTCAGCGAATGGGTTTGCGACCATGCCGTAGCGGGTCTTAAAGCCAATCTTGGGCTGGAAGGTGTTCTCTCCAACTGCACGAACCATCTGAAGAGGAACGTATGGGCAGTAGAATAGACCTGCGTCATAAGGTGAAGTACCCTTATAACCAACAACGTAATACTGGTTGCCGCCTGCTGCGTTAGCAGAGGTGAGGTTTGCAGAATAAGGATCGATGTATACACGATACTTACCTTGCAGAACACCAGCGAAGGTGTTACCAGTGTCGTCAACGTTCAGGTTAGCGTTGAGTGCGGGGGTGTAATCAAGTACACCGGCCATGGTGAGTGCGGAAGCAACGTCTGCGGAACACAGAATCATGTTGCCCTTTCCTCTACGAGTGCGTTGTGCAATTGCGTTTGCATCGCGCTCGATTTGGAACAGAAGTCCTTTGAACTTCTCAACAGACCAACGACCATTGGAGTCGATGTCCAGGTCGAAGATACCAGCAGTAGCGGTGTTAGAAACAGCGCCTTGCTCAGCAACCTTATAGACGGTTCTGATGACTTCACGGTTGATCTCAGCCAGGATCTCAGAAGAGAGGATGTTGGCGAGTTCCGCTTCAGCATTCAGACCATGGATTGCCTTAAGGTCTTGTGCCAGTTCTAAAGAGTACTCTGCTTTCAGTGCTCTGGACTTAGCGGTGACGGTGACTTTCTCGATCGAGAATGCCATTTCGTTGAAGTTGTCACCAGCGGTGCCAAGATCTTCAGCTTCGTCAGTACGCATGCCCTGACCGACATCATATCCCGTAGAGGATGCTGTGCCAACAGGGTTCAGTGCAGCAGGGTTGCTACCTGATTGTGCGGTAGTACCCAAACCAGCGGCAACATCGGACATGCCGTTGGTGAGGTCAAATCCTTCGTTCTGACCTGCGAATGCGGTATCTGCTTCGTTGAACAGTGCCTCTGTACCAGCCTGAGTGCTGTACTTAGAGCGCATTGCAAAGATCAGTCCGGTAGGACCAGACATTGGTTGAACGCCAGCGAGGTCATAAGCGACCAGGTTAGGCATTGAGCGGCGGATCAGGGAGATCAGTACAGGGTCGAAACCTGCAACTGTCTGACCACCAGCGGAAGTATATCCGCCGTTACCAACAGCGTTGGTGGGTTGCTCAGTAAGCATACCACCGCCCTCGAAGGCGGCTTGCTCTTGAGCGAATTTTTCTTGGTTTTCTAACAGGACTGCGGTTACAGCTCTACGATGGGGATCAGAGATCTTATCGCATCCCTCATGATTGAGGAGAGGTGCCCACTTTTCCTGCAGATGCTCGGATTGGAACATTTGCTTTTCCTTTAAAGTTTAGGGGTTTGAGTTTAATATATTCAGTTTGCTAAGGTCGAACCCAGCATTTTCAGGTATGCAGCCATCTGACCTGAGTGTTGCTCACCAGGTGCTGCGTTGTCTACACCCTCAGAAAGGGTTTCGGTTTTAGCAGCTGCAGACTCTTTCTTAGAGTTGAAATACGACTCTTTAAGAGTATTCAGCTTTTCACGATATGTTTCCTCACTTTCAAACTCTACACTCTCGGCAAGTGAAGCGAGCTTCTCCTTTTGGGTCTGTGCAAGACCTTCAGATACTTGATCTAGAACTCCATCAGCAACCGACTCAGAAAGACGGGAGTTGAGTGAAATATTTTTCTCGATTTGCTCGTTGAGTTTTGTCTCCATGTCATCAAGTTTTTCTACCATGCTCTCAAGAACATCATACTTCTCTTCAGGGATTTGTACATAATGTTCTTCAAATAGACCCTTCATTCCTTTCAGGAAAGATTCGGTCATTTCAGTCTTGAGTGCATGCTCAATAACAAGTGCGTTCTCAGTGAACCACTCGTCTGAAACATACTCTAGATAGGAATCAACTCGCTCTGCGAGTTCTCCTTTTGCTTCAGCAACTTCTTCATCCAGTTTCGCATTATATTGCGATTCCAGAACTTCGGTTACTTCAGCAATCTTGGACTTAAGTGCGGCCTCGAAAATTGTTCTAGCCTTCTCTTTGAATTCTTCAGAGAGATCTTCACCGCCAAGAAGTGCATTGACATCTTCTTCGATGTCAATTTCAGTCAGTTGAGGTGCCTCGGCATAAGTTGCCTCGTCCTCTTCTACTACTTCTTCTTCTGTTGCTTCTTCTTCAGATACTACCTCGTCTACGATCTCTTGATCTTCTTCGATAGTTTCTTCGGTTTCCAGGTCCTCTTCCTCCTTCATGCCCTTCATAGGCTCAGCAGGTTTTGCACCTTTGTTTACTACATCCTTAACACCCTTAAGAGTAGAACCAGGAGTCTTCAGCTTTGCCGAATCATCGTCTGGTTTGTAATTCTCGGGAGAAGGACCCCCAAGATCTTCGTAAGGAGTGGCGATGGAAGTATCCATCCCCTCTGCTGGTTTCGCTCCGGCATTGACAGCAGTCTTGGATTGCTTTGTGCCTACTTCCATTTCTTGTAAATCTCCACGAGACATGTGAACGCTCCGATTATCCTGGATAAAATCTATATTTATTTATAAATAATAATATTTTATGTATCAGATTAGATACTATTAAGAAAATCATTGAACAAATTCAGTTTTTGTTCGTCTAATTTTCTTTCAGCTGTAAGTTTATTAATAGAAATTCTAGTTTCTTCTGCTTTTCTTTCACGCAGAAGACTTCCTTCCCAAACCCATTCTTTACCTTCCATAATACCCTCAACAAATGCATCGGGAGCAGAAGGATCGGCAACAATATCAGCAGCTGTTGCTAACATAAAGTCGTCACCGACAATATTAACACCCTCACGGGTCTGCTTTAATGATCCAATACCACGAGAAGAAACACCGAGTTTTACGCCTTCATCAATAAGTGAAGATGCAATATTACCCATTGGGGTATTGAGAATTTTTGCTTTACCAATAAAATTAGAACCGTGCTCTCTTAAAGAGACGATTTTATGAGAAACTCTATCAAGATTAACGGTAGGACCGTCTGGATGACCAAGTTCGCCAAGTGCTCTTCCTGATACAATATTACTTTCATTGTAACGAGAAACTTCCTTGCGAAGAGTTTCCATAGGATACATACGACCATTACGGTTTTTGATGTTACCCTGAAGGAAAACTCCCTCAATGTACATAGATTTCTTGCCAGACTTTGTAGTCTCTACAAGAAACTTGACTGATTCGATCTCTTCTCTAATAAGTTTCATCAGGATGGTCCTCCAGCAGATTGAATTTGTTGATAATGAAGAGTTCCAGTTCCATCACCATAAGCAGCGACCATAAATGATCCTCTTAGTTCTGCATACGATGTAGATAGAAGTGCGGCAGGGTTTCCTGCAGATGAATTGTGATCAACCACGATTCTTGTGCCATGATAACCATCTTTACCAGCGGTATTATCAACGGTCTTTACAATCTTATGAGTGAAATTATAATCAGTCTGACCAGTTACAGTAAGACTAACAGCATCACCAACTCCAAATGGAGATCCAGTTCCTTCAGCAAAATCAATAGTTGTTGTTGCTCCGGTTGTGATACCAGACACTCTATTTGATTGAGGTTTTCCAAGACTAATTATCTCCGATTCACCAGTGTGAACAAAGTAATTAGTTACTGCAGCAGTTGGAAGAGTTCCAATGGCGACATGTGCTCCGGCACCTTTTGCCACAACTCTTAGGTATTCTGACTGGTGTACGGTTTGGTCAACACCCCTCCTATTAGCTCCACTAGCAATAGGTAAGGCGGAATTAATTCCTACTGGGTTATGCGCCATTATCCTTAAAGTTCATTTAACAGTTATTTATAATCACTCTTCGTCAGGAGTGATATCCTCTTCTACATCATCTACAGATTCTTCAGTACCAAACATTGAATCTGATACCGAAGGACGGTATGCATCAATTTTTTCTGCAGATTTTGCAAATAGAAGTTCTTTAATTTTGTCACTGACTTGAGAGGGTGACTCATCAGTTGTGATCATATCTAAAAGGTCATCCATTTAAGTGTATTATATACGACTAATGAGTATTTATATCTCACCACCTTTAGGCATCTCTGGTGCCTCGGTTGATGATCCATCAATGTCTGGTTCCATTTGAGGTTTTCCCAAATCATTACCTACAGCATCGTCAGGTGCAAAAGGTAATCCAGTTGAAGGATCAATTGTTGCAGGATCAGGAATTATACCATCTTTAATTTCCTTATCAATAAGTTTATCTTGCTCAATAATATCCATATCAGTTTGACGTAAAATCTTACGTCTTACATAATCTTGAGAGTAATACTTGCCAACATATGGTTCTGCAGTTGCAACAAGAGCAAGTCTCTCGTTCATTAATTCTGCTTCTTTCAGTTCAGAGAAGTGGTTATCATAGAGGAAGTCATACTGAATATGCTCACTCATTGACTCCCAATCTTCAGGAGTAATTATATTTTTCAAGAGCAATTGAGTCTTCAGCATGTCATTAAACATGTTAGAAAATCTCTTTCTCAAACGACCAACAAACTTGGTAAATTTGAGTTCATCTCTTAAGATCTCAGAAGATCTCCCCAAGTTAAACCCACCTTCTCCATCCATTCTCGATGGAGGGACGTTAAGCGAACGGTAGAGTTTCTTTTTAAAATACTCAATATCAGTGATTTCACCCAAGTTTTGTCCGCCAGGGAGAGTGGTAATTTCAGTTCCTCTTCCACCCTCACGCCTGGGAAGCCAGAAGTCCTCAAGCATTGCCATGTACTTTTTGTCATCACGGATTTCTCCTGTATCAGCATTGTATACTAATTTGTTGCGATAGCGCATCATAACATCACGAAGATATTGTTCTGCCTTTTGTTTGGGAAGATTACCAACATCAATGTAGAAAATTCTACGTTCAGGTGCTCTTGACAAACGATAGATGACAAGAGAGTCCTCAATCATTCTTAACTGATTAAGTGACTTGATTGCTTTATGAAGATATGAAAGAGTTGACCCTTTGTTACGGTCTACGAGACCAGATGTGCAATATGTAATTGAATCTTTTGCAATCTTAATTCCACCGCTTCCACTTGATGATGATGGATTACTAATTGGATATTGTGATTTTGGATTGTAAATGAAGTATTCTTCAATCTCTGGGAAATTATAATCCATAGGATTATTACTTCTAAGAGTTACTAATTGATTATTTCTACCATCGTTTGGTTTTTTCTTTTCTTGTCTGATATAACGCATTTTCATTGCGTCAATATAACGCAACTCCTGAATACCAGCGGTTGGATCTTTCAGGTCAATAATTTTGTGATAGTAAATACGACCATCAATATACCAGTTACGATATATTTCGTGTGCCTTCTTATCAAAATCTAACAGGTCAAGAATATATTTAAACTCTTTACGGATTATATTTTTAATGCCATCACTGGCACTGAGGTTTGATAACTCAATTTCTACAGGACTATCATTACTATCAGAAACAATTGCTTCATTTACAATATCTTCAATGGCACTATCACATTCAGGGTGAAGTGACATCTCACGATATCTTTTAATTAGATCAAATTCAGTCCTGAATACACCTTCAATATCTACATAAGAACCAAAAAAACCACTACTCGCATAGTGGTCAGCCCCGTCCTCATTGTTAGGAGGAACGGGGGAGACCGCTGAAGGAGATAGTGGTTCTGTGTCCTCAATAGAGAACCCAAATAACTTGGACATGATTTATGTTTTAAACTTTCCTGTGACTATTTATTAGCCATTAACTGGAGGTGCTGCGGAAGCACTAACTCCAGGTGCCAGGATATTTATAGATTGAACTTGGAATTCTACGGTGAATTCTTCAATCGTATCTGAACTATCATATGAAACATCAATTTGTGAAACGTTTGTTGGGAAAATATCAACAAACTCATACTGTGCAAGAACGGAATTTGCAGTGCCGTCATTGTTCTTGCTTGATGCAGTAGAACCACGACCCAGTTGATAAACAACTGCATTAGTCATATAAGAACCTGGACTCGTAGCTCCAAGGTTATTATCCAACTTAGCAATTTGCTCTGTCCACTCTTCCATCGCTCTTCTTAAGTTGAACGATTCGTCATTAATAATCGTGACTGTCCAGGTATCAATAGTTCTATCACCAGCAACTTTAAAGGTTCTACCTCTAAAGGGAACATCGATTGCAGCAATATTCTGTGCAGGCAGTGCTGCTGCCTTACACATAAATTTAAAATCATCTGCTGCCCATGTTCCAGTAAATGCTTCTGGAAGTGTTGCCAACTCAACCTCAAATAGATTGGGGCGGGCCCCGCCGCCAATCAGTTTAGATTTAAAGGTAGAGATTGATGTATTGGGTCTAGTACCCGTTCTCTTGTTGTCTGCCATTAGTGTATCCTCCTAGTGTTATTTAGATAATGTTATTAAACTCTACCAGCTACTTCTTCAAAACTGACCCCTGTACGGGTAGCAACGAAGGAGAGTGTGATGAAGTTAATAGACTTCGCTGGTTTCAGGAAGATATCTGCCCTGAACTCATTGTTATCAATAACATCAGGTGTGTTGTTTGATGTATCACAAACAACCAGGAATCCAAAGAGACCTCTCTTTGCCTGAACATCGCGGAGATAAGGTTCGACAATGTTTCTGAAGTTTGCTCTCGTCAACTCATCGTTGAGTTCAAAGAGTTGTGCTTCTGCTGCTCTTTCAAGTGCTTGCTCAACTGTTAGGAACAGGCGGCGAACATTGATTCTGTCGAATGCAGATGAATAAGACAGTGCAGTCTTATCACCAAAGAGGAGAGTTCCAATACCTGGTTTGGTTACCAGAGAATTAATTCTCAGAGGATACAGTTTGTCTCTCTGTGCTTTGGTTGGATTGTATGCAAGTTTAATTGCATTGTTGATGATTCCACGTTGCTCACCTGCGGGCGAGAACCATGGATATGCCTCAAGCGCAGTTCTTGCCATCAGTCCAGCAACGTCAGCGTTGGTTGGAATATAGCGGAACTTGTTGTTGAAGCGATCATAAGTGAACTTATAACCAGTATCAAATGTTGCATAAGAAGAAGAATTCAGAACGGAATAGTACTGAATCAGGTTATTAGTCTGAGTTGCGGTATTAGTTACATTAACTAAGTTTGCTCTATGTGGTCCAATAACGGCCATACAATCTTTTCTTCCTTCTGCAAGAGAGATTAGATAGTTTGCTTTTGCTTGTGATTCTTGCTCATTGGTCATACCAGGACCCATGATCAAATAGTCAACTTCAATCTCATCTTTATTCTCAAAGAGTTGATATGAATTTTGCAAGTTGCCCAGTGAGGTGGACATACCACCATTATCTCCTGTAGCAGGAATTCCACCAGAGTAATCCGTACCACCACCAAGGGTGTAAGATACGTTACCGAGAGCACTAAACGTTATATCTTGTGCATTTTGTCCCCAAAGACCACCACCTGTGCTTACAGGAGTGAAGGATGCTGCCTTAGTTCCAGAAACAGAGGTAAAACCAACTGCTCTAGGTGTAGTATTATGGAAAGCATCGTATGCGTTAGAAGGATTGCCAGCAGCAAACAGATTTGGTGAGAAATCTGCCAGATAATCTTGATAATAGACTTTCTGTGGTGCATTTACGTTAGAAATTGCATCAATTGCTTTAGAAAGACTAACGTGCTTCTCAAGGATGTTACCCTGAATTCCACTGATTGTTCCCTCGTCATCAACAACTACAACGTGAATCGCATCACCATAACCATTTCTAGAACTAGAATAGTTGTTAGCAATTGGTTTTGGTGCCAGTGACTTCCAGAATACTGTACTGTTAGTCAGGCTTAGTGTTTGTTGATCATACCAGTCAGTAACAGTGCTTGCCGTTACATTGTATCCAAGACCAGTACTGTTAATACCAGAGGAATTGACAAAGTGCAGTGCTTGTCCTGCAGCAAATGAAGCTCCAGTATTTGCTTCTGCGTAGTTAATTCTAGTTTCGGTTGCACCACCACCAACAGTTTCTACACGAGAAAGAACCTTAACATCTAATGTACTTGCTCCACCATTAGCATCAGTGTTAATGCCGGTGATAATACCTTTTAAGTATCCTACAAAAGCAGTAGTTTGTCCAAGTCCAGCAATTGTAGTGCTGATTGGACCGGTAACACCGAAACCAATAGTAGCACCTGATAAATCTGGTGCAGTGGTTGCAACACCAACTCTTTGGTCTGCAAGGTTATCAATCGTGCAAACTTTTAAACCATTTGCCCAAGAACCTGGGTTCTTTGCAGCATAGTTGTAATTTGTTGCTTCGTCGTAGTTGTTAATATAATCGTCGTAGTTTTTAATCTTAAGAGTTGTAGTGCTGCCAATTCCAACACCAGCATTTGCATTCTTAAGGTTAGCACCATCCGTTCTAACTACCTTCAGAACTCCACCATACGAGAGATAAGATGAAGCACTCATCCAATACTCATATTGCGAATCCGTTGGAAGTGGCTTACCGAAAACTCCGATAAGGTCTTGTTCAGTAGTTACATCAATAGGATCGTCTACAGGTCCAATTGGGAAGGGTCCGGCAATAGCACCAATGTTATCCAGTACATTACTAGCTCTCCCTACTGTTAAGTCAACCTCCCTGACTAATACACCGGGAGATAGTTGAGGAGTCGCCATGTTTTGATTCTCCGTTAATCTCAGTTTGTCTAAGAATATTTATTAAAAAAAGTGTTTTCACAGGGGAATCACGACGTGAACTACCAATCTGGATATTCCCATTTACCAGAAACTTTTTTTACTCTTTTTTTACAGCATTCTTTGCATTCGTATGAATATGATGAAGCAACTGCACCTCTATCTTTTCTTGTTCGATAAAACCCATCAACTAAATTTTTAATTTTTCCACATGTTCTACATTTTCTATCCTGTAAAAGAAGGTGTCCTAGTTTAATTTGGCCGTCTAGATCCATTATTTACTTCTCCAATAATCCATGATCTCATACCAAATGGGGTATCAGCAATCAAAGTTTGAGTTTGTTCTGCTACTTCTTGCGGTACAACCAAACAGAATCCAATGCCAAGATTGAATACATTACGCATCTCTTTCTCAGTAATGTTACCTGCTTCCTGGATTTTGTTGAAGAGTTCTGGTCTCTCCCAAGCAGAATAGTCAACGCCAACTGTGAGACCCATTGGAAGGCATCGTGGGAGGTTCTCAGGCAGTCCTCCACCTGTGATGTGTGCCATGCCTAAGATAGGAACTTCATCCAACAGGTATTGAATAAGACGAGCATAGATGGTGGTAGGTCTCAGCAACTCTGGCATCTCTTTATAGTAGATGTAATTTCTCCACAGCATATCATTGATCAGTGTGTATCCATTACTATGAATACCATTGCTCTCAATACCAATAACTACATCGCCAGGTCGAATGTTACTACCATCAACAATGTCATTCTTCTCTACAATACCAGTACAGAAACCAGCAAGGTCATAGTCAGTTGCTCTATAATGTTCGGCAGTTTCTCCACCTAACAATTCCATTCCTGCCATTGTACATCCAACATTGATGCCATACACAATGTCACTCACATTAGCATCTAATGTTTTGGCAGAGACATAATCTAGAAAATATAATGGTTTAGCGCCAGAACATATAACGTCATTGACGCACATAGCAACGAGATCCTGACCAATAGTGGAGTAATCACCAGCAATCCTACAGATGTTAATTTTAGTTCCGACACCATCGGCACCAGATATTAATACAGGTTTCTCATATCCTGATGGGATCTCCATCATTCCACTGAACCCACCAATACTAGGTGCCAATACTTTTAGATACTCTACAAAGGAACGTCCTTTGATAATATCAACGCCAGAAGTTTTGTAGTCCATTAGTCTCTTCCTAAACGAATGTATAATGTAATGAGTGATTGTGAGATTAAATCACAAGAATATGTGAATCCAATTTGGTCTTCCTTATCCCAGTGTTCCCTTTGACTTCTAAGAAGTGCAGAAAACTCTTTGATCTTAGATCTCATCTCTTCTTTAGATAACTTATCCAATGATTTCTCCCTTAATAATACCGTCAAGGCGTTTTAGTTTCCATACAATGTACTCCATGGTGGGCACACACTGAGGATTCCATCCAGCAAAAGTAGAGTGTTCTCCACTTGGAATCTGCCAACAGGAAGCATCATCGTTGTCAAGGTCTAATGATTCTCTATAAGCATCATCACCAAGTAGAACACATGCTCTCTCTGCTTGATTCAAACTACCGAAGCAAGCAAATCCATTCTTCTTAATCTCCTCAGGAATTTCATGTTTCATTTATCTATACTCCCACATATAAGATCTATCACCATACTCATCCGTAGCCGCATTAAACCATCTATCACCATCACCATCAACAAAACTACTATCGTCTAAACCATCACTCATAAACCCAAATGGTGCCATGTCTTGTTCAATTTGATTTTTTTGCTCTTCATATAATCTTTTTCTAACATCCTGATCGGTTAATTCTTTAAAGTAATCTTGTGCCACCAACCATGCATATATGACTAAACACATTGCTAAGTCATCATTACAACCTTCTTCAGCCTCAAATGAATTATGCTTTGATATGAATGTAGTTAATTCGGAGATAATCTCATAATCATTAAAAATAACTTTATCACTCTCAATCATTGCCTTTAGATTGAGTGATCCAACTTTTTTAACAGTCTTACTCATCTTGACACCAAGTTGAGTTTTCTTTCCAGAAAATCCTTGACCAACAATTTGACCTGCTCTACCTCTCATTGAACACATCAATAGGTTTTGATATTCTAGATCATACTGTATAATACTTGCAACCTGATCACCAATATCATTTACCTCACATAATATAAAAGCACTGTTATAGTTTTTACATACATCATAAATGATGTTTGGGAAAAGCATTGGTTTGATATCGTTATTCCTATACTTTGCAACTATTTTATGAGGAAACTCTGTAATATCAACTACAACAAAAGCAGAGTAGTCTTCACCAACACCTCTTGCTACGTCAACAGTACAAACATAATCATGGTTTTCTACTGGAAATTCGTATACATCTAATCCTGCACTCTGTTTTACCGGAGCATCATATACTAAAGTTCTTAACTTACTTGGTGCAATTAGTGTATCAACTGATCCTAAAAACTCACACTCAAACTCAACTTTAAATTGTTGTTCTGATGTGTTGGCAATAGTCTGTTCTTTCCAAACATCATCTCTGCCAGGAACTTCAGACCAATGAACATCTGTAGGAATATATTCGTTTTTACTTCTTTCCGCATCATGCCACATGCGGTAGAAGTGATTCATTCCGTGTGGAGTAGATACAATAATTACTTTGGTGTTTTTACCAGAAGTAATAGTAGGATAAACAGATGCAAAGAACGAGTCTGCAACATGGTTTGGAACGAATGCGAACTCATCGAGGAAGAGGATATTAAACGACATGCCTCGGACAGCACTTGCGGAAGTTGAAGCAGCAAGAATTTTAGACCCATTTTCCAACTCCAATGAACCTCTGTTCCATACTAACACACCCTGTTGCATCCACTTGGGTAAGTTTTCGTATGCAGTTTGTAATCTATTTAAAAGTTCTCTTGCTGTAGCTGCCTTGTTTGCTAGGATGCCAATATTAACACTATCATTGAAGACAGCATAATGCAATAGATATGACACAACAGTGGTAGACTTACCAGTCTGTCGTGGCATCTTACAGATATTAAATCTATTCTCATGGAAATTGTTAATTAATTTCTCTTGAAAATCATAAGGATGAAACTGAGTTAATCCTTCATCAAGAGAAACAATCTTGATATAGTTATTTGCAAAATAAACAGGATCTTCCTTACACCGCATAAATTCAAGGATTTGCTCCTGTGTGAATTCTATCGGTGTATTTGCTTTCTTTAGATTTGGATTGCCAAGGTATACATTATCAGACATAACTTACTCAGCAATTCCACTTTCTAAGAGACTTATTGATTCTACTATCTGGATCGTTTGCTGTCTTTGAAGATGTTAATTTTTTCTTCATTCCTTTCATTCTAGCGCAGAAGGATGCCCTCCTGGGATTTCCAACCTTCTTGCTTGGTGCTTTAAGGTCAGATCCTGGATTTTGCGCTTCATAAGACTTTCGTCCTTTTTCGTTGAGTCCACCTTCTTTGTTTTTTCCTGCTTTCTTTGTCCACGCTGCTGCTTCTGCGTGTAGGACTGGTTGTCCTGGTTCATAGTCGGAAACTGTGTGTGTTAATAGTTTCGCGCCAGGATATATTTTATCAATTTGATCTTGAATATCAGATCTAGTTGGTAAAGATACTTGAGGAAAGAACATCTTTAACATAATGGTCTGACTTCTAAATCTGAAGACAACGTTAACAATATTGCCAGTTCTTGCTGGCATTCTCACTGCTTCTTCAACTGGTCCAGGACATTCTTTTATGCCATGAACTGGACACTCTTCACCTTTATGATTGTGTATACAACCTTTCTTTTCATCTAAAGGAGTTTTTGATATCAGTTGAATTTCTTCTTTCTTTGTCTTCTTAACACAGTTTGGATATCTCTTTCCAAACATAGTTTTCATACCTTTCTTCTCATAACCTTTCCAGCATGCTTCATCAAGCATATCGCTACCAATACCTTTTGTAGCGGTTAAAGGTTCTGGTGTTATGATATCTACAGATTCATAATCTGTTGCAATGTAATTATCTCTCCAATTAGAGAATTCTTCTTTCTTGGTGCTATTGCCCCAATTCTTTGCACCTTTTTTACGACATTTGACAAGTGCTCCTGACGCATATGCACTTGGCCAAACTTTGTAGCGTGACTTGACTTTATGATAGCAAGCGTCTTTTTCTCCCGCTGCCTCATCAATTTCAATTTCATCACCTACTTCAACATTATTTTCTGCGAACCATCCACGATTTACTTCTAAAGCACACAGAACTTCTCCTTCGGAAGTTACTGGTATTTCGTCATACGGTTCTAATTGTTTGATGCTTTCGACTATTCCATCCTCTGTGATGAAAGCAATGTCAAGAGGAATTTTTGTTTCTTTCATATAGAAGGATTGCTGCTCAACTTCTTCAAAGATGAATAGCATTCCACTGTTAATATCCAAACTTTCACGGAACATAAGTCCCAAGTTAAAATCTCTAATATCACTAGGGATTTCTATATTGAGTGGTAGAGTTATAAATTCTTCAGTTTTCACGTTGATTGCCTTCCCTGAACGATTTGGGTTTGGATCTTTTTTGTTCTTTCTACGAAAAGCTGCTTGCTCCTCATCTTTAGAAAGATTGCGCTTCATTTTACTGGAACCACATTTTGGTTTTGTAGTTTGTCCTGGTTGTTTAGCACAGGGTTTTCCTGCATATTTACCGCCCAATTGAACCCAACCAGGCTTCCCATCAGAAGACTTACTCTTGCCAAACCAGTCACGCAAAGAACTATCACCACTTTTCGATTCACTCACTTCTCCATTACCATTACCGTTTTTATTATCATCAACGGAATGTCCATTTTCTTTACGAAGCATTCCCTCTGGGTCTACCATAAAACCCTTAGGAATTGCTTTACATACTTTATCAGTATAGCAGTAATATTGTCCTGCTTTACATTTACCGTTCTTAGCCATTCAACTAAAAGAGTGCCTACTCCTTGTTATTTATCACTCCAACCTTCTTTAATTTTTTAAACGTTTTATGCTTCCAATGCAGTAAAAACTACTTTAAAAGTTGTCTCTGATGAGAATGTTGGATGACCAATTAATCTAAGTGCTCCACCACTAATATCAGATGAGAATGTAGCAACTCCAATTGGTTGATTTATTATGCCATACTCAGCCTGATATGTATTAGTTCCATCGTGAATAATATTAATAGTTGACATATTATAATTACTTCCTCTTGTAACCTGAACCTGATAGTTTGCAGATCTATATGTAGATGCACTTATAGACATAACCACAGCAGCACTGGTACTGGTTGTAGTAAGAATACCTGATTGTATATCTCCAGCAATTAATTCAAGATTAGTAGCCGATACTGGTGCAAATGTAAACTCTTGAGCAGAAGCATCATACCTTAAAAATCTACCATCACCAACATTACTAGCATCAACATCAGTTAAATCTACAAGTTTGCTTTGTCCACTAATTGATGTGCTTGCAATACCAACCCATTTCGCTCCATTGTAAATGAGTAATTGATTAGTTCCTGTGGTTTGGTCAAAGGTAACATCATCCAGATCCTTGATGAATCCAGCACCGCCACCGCCAATGGTAGCAATTTGTTGCTGAATTCGGTTTATGAATAGTTTATAGTGATTTTGTAATTGATCAATAGTTACAAAATTTTGATCCAGAGGAGTTAATGGATCTGCAGAATTTTTTGTTGATGCATCTCCTGGCAGAGTTGGATTATCCTCTTTTAATAATGCTTTCTCATTAAACTCTGTGAGAATTTTTTCAATATAAACTACTTTTTCTGATAAAGATTTATTCTTTTCCTCAATAGAATTAATTTGAAGTCTCTCTATAACATCTTTTACTTCTTCTTTAATACTCTCAATATTTTCATTTTGTTTTTTAATATGCTTCTCATTAACAACTAAATTAAGTTCCAAGTCCTTAATTTGATTGGACATATTTTCTTCAAATTCCCCTACTTCATTTTTGAGAATGTCATAGTATTTTGTTGTACTAATGTCTAGAACATTTTGCAGTTCTCTTACATCTTCTGCGATAGTTTCTTCAAAGAACGAAAATTTCTTAGAGAACTTATCAAGTTCTCCAGAGTATTCCTCTAATTTTTTGTTTTCATGAATTTCTCTATTTTTAAAATCTTTGTAGAGAGAAGTATATACATTAGATATCTCTCCTATTTTTTGTTTAGAATCATCAATAGTAGATTGCAATTCCTGAACCTTCGATTCAACTAATGAATCAATATCAGAGGTTTTTTCTGTAACGTCATTGGACAGAAGTTCAATTTTTTCTTTGATAAACTCAACTTCTTCTAATACATTTTTTTCTAATTGCTTTACTTCCTTTTCGGATTTAAGTTTAGTTTCTACTAATAGATTGCTATACTTTGGAATTTCATTTTCGGTGAATTCTTTCACCATTAAGTTTAATTTATTAATCGCCTCATCGTAAGCAGAAACTCTCTGCTCAGTCTTTAGTTCAGTTTCTGCAAAAAGTTTTTTGTACTTTGGAAACTCTTCATTAACAAGATTACTTACAGTCTCATTGACATCTTTTGTTGTCCGCTTTAAGTCTTTCTTTAAGTCTGATACTATATTTTTATTAACTGTCTTAACATCTGCTAAGGCACTGTTTACTTCTCTATTGACATCTTCTCTAATACCATCAAGGTCTTCTTCTACTAGACCCTTAAAATTTGAAAATCTAGTATCAAATCTAATTTCGGATTCTGATACTAATTTCTTATAACTTGGAATATCAACATCTACAAAATTTTCTACAGTCTGGGAAAGGTTTGTAAAATCTTCCTTTATTTTATCAATGGTGTCACCATTAACACTCTTTATTCTTCCTTCAATTTTTTTGATGGATTCTTCAACAAAAAGAAGATGAGCAACCATTGCTTCATCTAGATCATCTTTATTGATCAGTCCTCTAATATCTTCTTTTACTTCTGATATTTCTTTGGAAATACTTTCAACTCGATCAACATTTTCCTTAAAGTTCTCAACCGTAAGCGAAAAGTCTGATATAGATTGTATATGATTTAAGTTAGTTTTAAAAGCACTAAAGGCCTCAGATACTGTTTCAATTTTTTCCAAAGAAACATTATCCTTGATCTTGTCAAAGTCGTTCTTATTCTTACCAAAAAAATCTGCAGGCTTCTTTAATGCCACGTTTAATATAACTCCGTCTCTATTATTTATTCTCTTCTTTTGCCCCCTGTTTTAACATCTTCGCAAGTTCTGCAGTAGATCCAACGAAGAGTGCATTATTAACAGTAGAAGGCCCGCGAGATTGTTTTTCTTCTTCAACATCCTTCAGTTTTTTCTGAAGATCCATTAACTTATCTGTGGCATCAGCAACGTTTTTAATTAATTGACCTGCAACTTCATATGCTCTAGGCATTTCACTTTCTTGTGCAAGTTCTAAAATACCATTGATTGCTTCTTGTCCCTTTTCAATTATACTGTAAAGATTACCCCGTGTATAATTATAGTCTTTTTTAATATCATCTGAAGTTTCTTTCACTTTTTCAATTTTAGCACTAACAACTTCAGATTGCACAATGTCTCCTTTAACATTGAATTCATCATTTAAAGTATCAAATTTGCTTGTCATGTTATTGTTCCACTAAATCCAAAATCATCACCCTCTTCAATTAATGCATTATCAGCAGCATTGATAACATGTATTTCTGCCCCTCTAAGATGTTCAGTTGCAGTTGTCTTATCTTGTGCTCGCAAGACAGTGAGTTTATTGCCAGTGATTGATTTAATGAATAGTTCTTCATCATCAATAGCAATATAGGATTTGGCAGTCAGACCACTTATACTCTCAACTTCAATTATTTTATTAGTTTTGGTAATATCCACAGATACGGTAGTGGCAGCATCCCCAGTATAACTTTTAATTGCCCTTGGAACAGAAGAGTAACTGAGTTCTCTTGTTGCATTCGATACATCAGTTCCAGTAAGATAACTGACGGTAGATCTCTTGATAATATCCTTGGTTGCAGAGGTAGCGGGACCAAACAGATATGTTTTTGCAGTAAATCTTAAGGTATAAAGAAGAACTCTTCTTGTTGTAAAATCTCCATCATAATCATCTTGCATGGTGATATTCTCAAGAATTACTGGAATATCACGTTTCTCCTGTATTGAATCAACTAATTCAACGGTTAAATTATATGCTGGTTGAAAGTATGGTAAAATTTGTTCCACAATTTGTAGAGCATCATCATTTAGTTTTGTCATAATACTCAGTTCAAATTGCATATTATATGGAACTGGCATATATATTTTTTTAGACTCAGATCCATCATCTGGGTCTTTTACTGTATATTGTTGTGTTGTTGTTACTTTTCTTGCTGAATCATAGGTCATTCCAGTAAACTCAAATGCCATCCTTGGTAATGTAATTGCAGTCGCTTTATTGAGATCTGACTGCTGTTCAATTCTTGCAAGAAACTTTTGAGTTGGTCCATACGACAAAGGAACCCTGATAGTGTTGATCACATTATCGGAGGAATTAGTTTGTTTGATGGTTAATGAATTAAAAAGAGTACCGAAAGATACAATGGTTCTCCTCAAAATTTCGTTATAAAAATATTCAAACATTGTTTGTCCTTATGGAATTACGATATACTAAGAGTGATATTATTTATGGCATTCCAAATGGGTTTTGCTCACTAAAGTCTATAATAGAATCTGCTTCAATTTCTATATTAATATTATCTGCAAAACCATCGTCAGTTGGATTGATATTAAGACTTCTAAGTTCGTGTGAAGCACCTGACGTAGATCCTGTAATAGTTTCTCCTGGAATAAATTCTCCCGTTACAGACGCAACTTCAAGGACACTATCATCAGAATTCCAAACTCTAACTGTTGCAGTAGAAGCACTTACTGATCCAGTAACAGTTTCATTAAACACAAAGTTTCCAGACCCAGATCCTTCAGCAGCTGAAATAGTTATTTCTGGTTCGATTATATATCCATAACCAGCATCAAGAATATTTACATTTGATATAGTTCCAGCGGTGCTTACTGTTGCAATTCCCGTAGCAGTAGTAATACCAGAAATCTGCTCAATATAATTTTTCTCAGATACTTCGTTAGAAATAGTTATCGTGGGAGCTGACAAATATCCACCACCACCAAAAGTAACTGCGATTCCAGTTACAATACCGCAGTTTTCTCTACCAAATTCAAATACAGAGGTTGCAATGCCAACATTTGTGGCAGACTCTGACATAGTTAGAGAATTAGATCCAATGGATTGTACAAAGATATCTGCAGGTATGAAGTTGTATGGTTTGTTATATCCAACACTCATTCTCACTCTATCTCCTACAACAATATTAGTTGTAGTAATTCCAGTGATAACACTAGATCCTATACCAACTGTTCCTCCAGTCTTGACTGATGTAGATCTAATCGTTGCAATTCCAAGTGCTCTAAATTGCTCATCAGCACCTCCAGATCCTGCTATAGTGACTGTTGGAGTAGTTAAGTATCCAAATCCACTATTACCTATGCTAATAGTGTTAACAGTGCCTGCAACAGATACTGTTACTGTAGCAGTTGCTTGTACTGGAGATGGATTTCCCGAGAAAGAAATACTAGGTGCTACTGTATATCCAAGACCAATAGTTGCTCCAGTACCAACACACCATGGATCGGTAGTGCTATTAAATCCAACTGATGTAATAATACCGGTTATTGGATGAATCGTTGCAATACCAACGGCAACTTGAGTCGGGGCATCCATGACTCCAGACGTGGAGATTGCAACCGTAGGTGCAGTTGTATATGCTCTACCAGTAGTACTAAATGCAACAGAACTTGGATTTACAGAAGAACCAGCAATACCTATTGTTGCAGATGCAAAACTAAATCCTGGATGAGCAATGAATACTGATGGAGCACTTGTATAGAATTTACCTCCAGTAGTAATTGCAAGAGTTTCTACTGTACCTCCAGTTTGTGATAATTGATCTAAAGTTGCAGTTGCTTGTGCAGCGTTTCCTGTTCCTGTAGGTAGTGAAAACACAACCAAAGGTGCTGTTTTGTAGAATACTCCACCAGTTGTTCCTCCTGGAAACAGAAATTCTGATGCACCAATACTTACAGTTGCAGAAACAACACTAACACCACCACCAACTACAGGAGAATCTAGGGTTGCTGTTGCATTTGCACCGACATGTTTTGGTCCAGATAATGTAACTGTTGGTGCAGTTGTATAACCAGATCCTCCTGAAGTTAGTGTAACTATTCCAACACCACCTGTTGTGGAAATACCTACTGTTGCACCAGCACCAGCACCACTATTTGAAATAAATCTAACACCTGGTGGGCTTGTATATCCACTACCAGAATTTAAAATTTGAACTTGTTGAACTGATCTTGCTCCTGGATTAGCACTTTGATTGCAGACATTAATTCCTCCAATCATAATAGCAGTTGCGATACCAGTAACTCCATTTGTTGGAGCAGACGATATTGCTACTCTTGGTGGGGAAAGGTATCCACCACCTCTATTGGTCAATCTAATAAATCTAATAGCACCATTTAAAATACCAGCAGTTCCAGTTGCAGTTGAGGCTGCTCCAACCAAAGTAAGTCTTTGGGTAGATCCAATAATTGTGGATATTCCATCTTCATTTAATCCATCAGATTCTCCACCAGTTAAAATATCATCAATATCTTCTATACCAGTATCAATGACTTCATCACCATACCTAAAGAGTTCACATCTCAACTCATAAACATAATTTTTTTGTAGTTGATAAAATGGTTTTTCGTGCTCAACAAATTTAATTTCAAATAAACGATCCCCTAGAGGAAAATAAATTAAGTCTCCTTCTTTTGGTCTCGTGGATAATTTTACATTTTCCTCATTCTTTATTAAAGGAGAAATATAATTCTCAAATCTCTCCTTTGAAATAACTAAATTTAATTCCTGCTCTTGTTGGATACCAAATTTTGATAGTATTGTAGTATTGTCATTATATCCTTCAAAATTGTCTATATACGCTTCTATTGGATATGCGTCATCAAATCTAGATTGTATTACTTCTCTGATAATTGTATTTTCAGTTAAATATTTTCTTGGAAGATAATGTACTTCTACACCATACATCCTCAACTGTTCATTGATAAGATCTTGAATTAAATTTTGCTCAGATCTGGCCCCTTGTTGGAAATATGGATTAAGCATATGATTAACCGATCATGTCCAATGGTGGAAGTTCATAAGTGTTGGACATAACCTCTCTGATTGCATCTAACTCCTTTTGAGCATCATCATATATTTGTCTACCATTTAATTCTATACCACCTGGAAGTTTTACTCCTTGGAACTTCAGGAGGTTTTGTCCCCACTGTCTTTTGATAAGTTGAGTTACATATCTCTTAAGAAATGAGTCATTCCAAACTCTACTAAAATTATTTGGGTCTAAAAGTCTATAACAATCAAGGATAAGATAATCATCTTTAGATACTTCTCCCCAATCAACATCTAAGTAAAGTCTATCCTGTCTTTGATTAAATCTTATCTGCTTCTCTGTATTTAATGCAAAGTCCATATCTTCAAGATATCTTTTTGTCATTGCATATGATAATATTTCAGTAGAACTAAAATTATAAATGTCATTCAAGAACATTTGATATTTTACACTGAACATATTATTAGTCACTGTTTGTGACCCGTCATATCTAAATATTTTGTTTATTCCAATAACTTGTGGAGGAACTTGTACATAATTACTATTTTCCTCAAAAGAAAAAGTTACAGATGAACCATCTATAGTTGAAGATGCGGTTGTAGTAACTAGTCCTACAGGATTACTCCCTCCTCTTCCTCGTCCTCTATCAACATCTCCTTGCGTAATTTTATACTTTAAATATGTTTGAACAACACCATCAAAATGTCTTTCATGAAAGTATTGCAAAGCATCATCTATTAGATCATCAATTTGCTCATCAGCAACGTTGATTTCTAAAACTGGTGCTCCCAGTTGCCTTTTACAGTAATTTATTAGGTCCGACCTACTTGCTGGTTGAGCCATATACGCAATAATTCCTTAATTGTATTTAGGTTTAAGAAGAAATAGTATTATAGACATTTGCATTTCCCCGAACCAAAGGATAAGTTGATGACCCAACAGTTACCAAAACATCATAAACATATCTACCTTCAGTTAAATTACTGGTTTGAGTATCTGTTAATGAAAGTTTCATAACTCCACCATATGCACTAGTTATTCCAACTGAGAATGAAACTGTAGATCCAAGAGTAGCACCAATAGCAACACTTTTTGCTAAAGCACTTGCACCAGAATATCCTGTTAAATTAAAAGCAGTATTTGAGGTTGTCTTTATATTAAAAATTGTTGAAAAATCTGTTCCACCATAAATGCTTAGATTTGCACCATATGGAACTCCAGAATCAGGATCAAAAGTTATGTTCTTAGATGCCATTTGGTATACCTATTGCATGCATAGTTTCCTGTTGTTTATAGTAAAGTTTACAGAAACACTTAGCAATATTTCTAAGTTCTTCTCTATCATCACAACTATCTATTTGACTAGATAATTTTGCATATTCAAAACTCTTAGTTAAATTATCTAAACTTATATCATTTGGATCCATTTATCAACTCCTTTAATAGTAACTTGATTTCTGTAATGTCATCTTTAAGGTTAGCAACTTCTTCCTCAATAGTCTGTACCTTTTGATGCTCTTTATTTTTCACTTTACGTCTCTCAACGTATTTTTCATGATCTAAAGAGTTTAGATTCAATATGGCACCTGTATGTGGATCCCTTACGAGATCCACATAATCTTTTACTTTATGCATTATGCTAGGGCAATAACTCTTAGGTTTCGGGCTCTTGGTACATATGTTTGATTTGTACCCGTCAACAGAATTTTAATTCTGTAGACTTTAAATGACGGCAATTCGTCAATGCTAAAAGTATGTTCTTTAAATTCGATAGAACTACTATCAAAACCATATGTAGGAGTTTTAGATACAAATGAATCCGATTCGCCGTTATTGTTTGCAATATCAATAATTTGACCTTTAGAATCAAGGTTCTTATATCCGGGGAAAGGAATAAAGATTGGATCAAATCCGTCTTTATTACTGATAGCATATAATACTCTAGCATCACAGAAATCATTAACGTGAGCATCAAAGATAACTTTTAAAGAAGTTGCTGCATTTTCCAGTCTAATTTCTTTAGAAATATACTGACAAGCAGTTGGATCTGTCAAAATTCCTTTAACTCTAGAATCATTTGCAATATCCGTAATTTGACTATCAATTCTGTTAGAAGTGAGAATAGTACTAACTCTTTGACCATCAATTACTGGAGAAATATGGGAATCTGTAGTTACCATATTAACTCTCATTTGCATAGATTTAGCACCTTCAATGTTTGTTAACTTAGCATCTTCATTAACCTTAGAACAAATTAATCTTGTACTGCTAAGATAATTTGGCGTATTTGGAACAATTGGTTCAAACCCAGCATCAAGATAAGCAATCTCGTTGCCACTTAAACTTTGACCAGTTACTGTTCTAACTTCCGCGCTAATAGAAGTTCCTCTTGTAGTAACATTTTGAATGATTGGAGTGATAATTTCAAATGGCATGTTTTGAGTTGCCTTAACGTTTTGTCCTCCAGTAGATCCAGTAATTCCCATATAAAGTTTAGGGAATCCAAGTGCATCTTCACTTCTATCATCATTATCAACGTTAAATTTCTCAGACATATCAAGTTTGATGTTATAGGAATCGAAGGTAATCGAACTTCCTATAGAAACGTCGCTTAAGGTATGAGTTTTATTAACTCTATGGAGGCAAACTCCACCAAGTTCATATTTGTAAACAGGAGTTCCGGTTGAGTAAGTAATAGGATTACTTCCTCTAGAAATACTTCCACCAATAGTGTTTCCATCTACACTACTGTATTCTATGACTTCTTCTCCAATCAAGAGGTATCCTCTATTCGTAGATCCAACACTGACATTTTCAAAGTTAGAGAATGCTGTTGCACTTTCAACAGAAAGACCTGATGTAGAATTGGAAGAATATGCACTAGTCAATTTGGTTGGTTTAACATCTGGAAGAACTCCAGAAATAATTACTCTATTATCTGTAAAGTACATTCCATGATTTTGATGGTTAACCTTAATGTGAAGTCCATCAGTAACTTCATTGATTGAAGCAATTTGAACATTTCCACCAGGTGCAGCGGGTAAATTGTTATTCAAAGTTTGAGCAACACCCACACTATTAAAGTAATTCAACTGTGGACCACCAACAGTAAAATCTCCCTGAACATTATCTAGAATCAGTTCACTAGTTTTACCAATTCCAGAAACAGTAAGTCTTACATTTTTACCAACAGATCCAGCACCAATAGTATTAATTCCGACAACATCACCAGTTTGATATCCATTACCACCAGATCCAGTGATGGTTGCGGAAGTAACTTGTCCATTGGTAACAGCAACAGTTGCTTGAGCACCTCTACCACTTCCTGACAATGTTACTAGATTGACTCCAGTAAATGTATGAGATCCATCAGTTGGTGTTAAACCAATACCTGCATTAGAGATTGCCAATGCTGTTCTTGGAATAGTTCCAGCAACACCAATTAAAGTACCTGTAGCATTTGTTTTGTTAACATGACTTGCTCCCTGGAAGAAAGTATTACCAAGTTGATATCCAGAATCTTGTACAGTAGTTCCAAGTCCAACTCTAATAGTTCTGGAAGAAACTTCAAGACAATCAGGTTGAAGAACAGGTATTTGTCTGTTACCTTCAGTTAACTTTGGACTATAGAAATCAATAGTACCAGACTCAAGGAAATCTGCCCTATACATAACAAATTTAAGATCTTCCCACTGACTTGCTTCCCATGTAGAAGCATTCTGAGATTTGAATAGTGATCCTAGATATGGTTGGTTTGAGATAAACGCATCACTTAGAAGATCATTCTCACCAATTCTAGAAATATAAACACTATACTTGGTAGAGTTTGACGCTAAAGCAATTGCATACTCTGATCCTCCTTCCAAGAACACAGGAGCTTTAAATTCAATTGTTGTTGCCACTGATCCATCAGGCGAAATTTCAATATCTGCAGGATCAAGAACAATCTCAGAGAATGGAAGAATTTTCTGTGTTGGGAAACCATTTTGCATGGTTCTAAGTTGGAAGACACATGGAATATCCATATCATCTTTTGTTCTAAAGTAAATATCGCACTTAGTGACAAATACTCCAGATTCTTCCTCAACTAAGAATGATTGTGCAAGTGGGTCATACCAACCAACTGTATTCTCTGTGCTTGTCTGACCTACAACCTGAGATCCAACAACCTGAGTTCCAAGATTCGTATTTACATTTCTTTCTTGGAATTCTTGTCTTCTTTCAATTCTAGCATTTCTAACTGAGATGATATTTTCCTGAACTGTTTCAAGTGTTCCCGAGGCAGCAAATGCTTCTTCGGCAATTGTTGTTGCAACATCTGGATCATTATCCTCATCATTAGTAAGAGTGAAAGTTTTAGTTCCTGTTTCAAATCTTGGGTGATTGACTGAGTTGGGGTTTGGAATGAAGAAACTACCTATTAGATTTGCAGAAAGATCTGATACAAGTCTATGTCCTGTTATGACTGCTTCTGCGCCACTTGTGGTGCCTTTTAGAATCATTTCCTCAGCAATACGACCAGAATATTCACCTTGAGCTTCATTTGATAATGAGAATGTATCAACATTCAAGATCGTTGATGTTGCAGAATATACTGCAGGTAGAGATGTTCCGTTATAAGGATCTTCTCTAAACACTTGATCGGGTGCGTTATATTCACCTTCTCTATGATTTGATTGAGCAACTCTAAAGGTAATTTTTGCTTCTTCTCCAATCAATTGTCTTGTGACAGGTCCAAGTCCTGGTCTAGACATCCTACCAATAACAGTTTCGCCAACCTGGAATGATCCAGATGTCATTAAAATTTCAAGGAGTTTTGGAACACAATACTTGTCAACTTGTTCTCCATCGAAAAATGCATGCATTCTCGTAAGAGGTTTCATTTTCTTAGAAACAAATTCAACATTTCTTGATCTCATAAACGGAATGAGATCTCTACTTACAGTTCTGTCTCCTACAGATTCACGATCAAATTGTTCATGAACAAATAACTGAGAACCCGTCCTTGATTGTTGTTCAGTTCTAATTGTCTCTCTAACAGTGTCCTCAATGGTTGTTGTGGTTGTATCTTCGACCCATCTTGCAGTTCCACTACCACCATTGATCCAACCACCAACGCCTCTTCTACCACCGGTAGAGACTGTTGTCCTTCTTGTGGTTGTATCATTAAATTCAAATCCAGTCCAATTAGTCTCCCAAGAATTCCAAACAACAGGAGCAAATCCAGTTTGAGGATCAAGACCTTCTGTTTGTTCAAGAAGTGCAACTTGAGAAGCATAATCACCTTCAACATCAATGACCTTAGGTTCAATCCTTACAGTGTCTACCCAAGTATCAGATGCAGGGTTCAATTCCATTGTTCCCTGCCAAAAACTAATTAAGAATGGCGTTACACTTTCTGTTCTAGTTGCAAATGGTTGATTAATATACTCAACTTCACTGTAATCCAGTGTGATTACATCATTTGCTTTTCTTATATTATTTCCCTCAACAACTGCAAAATTTAGGTCTGCTGTTGGATCTACATTTACAACTGGTCCAAAAATAAGATCAATAGAGTTTGTATAATGTCTGGGTCTTATTTCTTTGTGAGCCCTATCAATACTATTCTTGATTGGTGCGCTTGTTTCTTGAGTATTAAATCCAGTAAAATTATCAACAAAGAAACCAGATTTAAATCTATTCAATCCCTCGCCATCTGGAACAAACAGATTTGCTGTATTTGCTTCAAGTAAAGATAAAGATGTATAATATTCAAGACTTGAGATTCTATTCTCAAGCTTCTTAATATCTTTCATCTGATATCTCTTATGCTCTAAGAATCTTAAAGACGCCTGACTGACTTTATAGAGATATGGTGGAAGAGTAACTGTAGCAACTTCCAAAGCATTGTCAATTGGATTTGGAGGTTGTGGAATTTCTGATGGTGTTCCATATAAAATTTGGAACTTACCTTTTTTATCTAAGAAAACTCTATCAATTCTTCCAAGATAATGACTAAATGTTGTTAAGATTGATTCATCAGATGCTAAAGCATTTGATGCTGAATTTCCATCAGCATTAAATGATCTTCCAAAAAATTCAAGAGGAGATCTTGCCCCTTCAACAACCGTATATTCAGAAACTCTTGGTCTAATGTCAAGTATATCAGTATTAGCATCACCATTTATACCTTTAATTTCTGTACTATAATCAAAGTTTTTGTAAGATTCTACACTAGTAAGGTCTCCATTATCAGTTGAATCAAAAGATGCACTCTTATAATAAATTTTCAGTTTCTTAGCAGGAGCAGATTTATTTTCTTTTCTTATAATTCTTCCCTGATCATAGAATGTATCCTCTTGACCAGTTCTAAATTTATAGTTTTCTGAAATATCAAAACTATCAGAGGTAATAACGGATACAGTTGCTTGAATTGCCGTCTCCTGGAAAATTACAGTTTCTCCTTCAACAAATTTACTATCATTTTTGGATATATATGAAATTTGTGCAGATGTAAGGGTTTCTGCAATAATTCCATTTGCTCCAGACGTTTGTCCTATAAAAGATTCTCCAACTGTTAGTTCCCCAGTTGTAGTTGATGTACTATTAATATTAATTAAAGAAATTTTTGGTGCTGTAGCATTGTTAGTATCAGAAGATTCAAAAACACCATGAACATCAATGACATCTGGAACATTCAGAGAGATAGTAGCATCTTGAACTCTGGTTCCATATGGATAATTGCCCCCACCATAGACCAATCCATCATTTAAGGTTGTTGATCCAATACCAGAAGATGCACTATTTGATTTATCCACAATAATAGATTTGACTCTATTTTTAATTTTAATTTTTGATGTGGGTTTAACCTTCTTCAAGGAAACAATTAAAGAAGCACCCGTATCATTAGACCCAAGACCAAAAATGTTTAGTGCTGTCCCCCCACTAGCAATAGTGAGTTTATCGGCAGACAATGCTTCAGTTGTACCATCTGATCTAATTAGAGCATATCTTTCTTCATCAAATGGCAAGAATGTTTCATTTGGACCTGCAGATATATTAGAAGAGAGTTGTCCACTAGCAATATCAACACTCAGAACTTTTCTTATAGTTAAACTTGCATTAGTAAAATCTACAGATTCGATATCAGTTCTTGGTAATCTAGTATAAAGAGTGCTATCCGAGGAAGGATCAAGTTTTGTAGTTACTAATCTAAAGTCATTAACGTCAACTGATCTAGTTGGAAGAGATCCTCTAACAATTCCGGGAACAGGAGTAACTGAAGCAATTTGAATAGAATCAGTATCAACACTTGTAACTCTTCCCATAGTGGGATCAGTGATGGTTGCTGATGGGTTTGTATATTCTACAAGATTTCCAACCTTAAATAATCCTGGAAGAACGTCATTAGTGCTTTTTACCGTGCTGATTCCACCAGAAGCTTTAGTAATTGTTGCTACTCCAACCGCGATTATTGGAGTCTGAACAACATCAGCAGCAAAAGTGGAGACACCGGTCAATCTGTTATTACTTCCAAAAACAGATTTTACATCTGATAATGTATAAGATGTTACTGCTGTAGCAATTCTACCATCATTAATACCATTAAATACTAAAGGTTCATTGGGGATAAAATCTCCCTCAACTTCATAAACTGATACTGCATTTGAGTTTGAAATTGCATCTTTAAGGAATGCAGTTGCACCACTCCTACTACCTTGTATAAAAGTAGGAACAGAGAGACTTGTTGCTTGATTGAGAACTAAATCTACGGTTGTTTGAACGTCAAACAACGAAAGGTTCCACTCATTAATGGTATCATTAGATGTGTTGTAAGATCCAGATTCTAATCTATAATCATATACTCTAGCAACACCAATCTCTCTACCTGCTGGTGCAGGAGTACCACCAGTTCCATCTGTTGCAAGACCAACTCTTTGATCCCTTAAACTAAGAATATATGTATTACCAACTCCAACATCAGGTGATCTCCAAGTTCTATTAACTCTTAAAGTTGGACCAGTATTATAAATTATTGATTGATCTTCAATAGTTGCAGTTGTTCTTGGCTTAGGAACATCAATAAAAGTTACACTACTAATATCAATATCATAACCTCGCACAAATGCTCTACCTGGAGAGAATTTGTATAGCATGAGGTCATCAGATGGAGTTTGTCCTCCAAACGTTAATTGACCTGCGCTATATATTCCTCTATTTCCAACTCCATTGTTAAGCGATTCATGTACAGATAAATCAAATGCTTTTACATAATAATCACCAGATTCTGCATATGTTCTACTTGCAAGAATATCTGTCCAATCTTTATATCCTACTCCACCACCAAGATCTCCTCTTTTGGTTTGAGATTTGATATTTCCCGATTCAATAATAGATAATTCAACAAATTGATCATCATTGTAGTCAGTTAATGGTTTTTTAAATAAACTTAACGAAATCTTAAGTCTATCTGCACCTGGTGCCGAGTAGTTATTAAATCCTTGAGAATTATCATTTAATGCCTCATCTTCATCAGCATTTACAATTTCTTCGCTTACAAACAGACCAATTCTATAATTAGGATTATTTCCATATTGATCAAGAATTAAAGTTTCTGTATTAACATTAACAAAATGCCCATGAACGAAATACACTCCTTCTTGAATTTGGAAAGCAGATCCAGTAGCAGCTGCCTCGTCGGGAATTGTTGTTGCAAAAGGAGCTCCAATAGCAATACTAGTATTCCCAAGAAGACCAGAAGAAATAATCTGATTGCACGTTAAATTTTCGCCATCAGAGAAAGTTTGAGTTGCATTATTTGCGGTGCTTGAATTTAAATAGTTAATGTATAGAGTAAGATTTCCTCTCTCAGAATCTTCTGGAAGAAGGACTTTATCTACAACAGCACTTACTCCAGAAGATTCTCCCGTAATTTTAGTTCCAACTAATTGTTCAGCATATGCTGCTACAGGAACTCCTAGATAAGTATTTTGTAATTGAACACAGTAATATAATTGAGTATATCCTGTATTGCCAGGAATTACTTTTGCACCTTCTTTGAAAAAATGCTGACCAAATTTTTCAATCTGATTTTGAAGAATCGATTGTAAAGTAGTTAATTCTCTTGCCTGAACTGGATATCCAGGTTTAAATAACACCTTATGGTAGTCATCTACCGGATCAAAGTCATCAAAATATGGTGCTACATTAAGGTTCGTTTGCTGTGGCATAATTCTTTAGAACTGCAAAATAATTTTGATATCTTCTTTTTGGTTAGATGATCTAGTAATTGAAGGTCTGTTATCAACGTAAATAATATTTCCTGCGTGTTTTTTAACCTCAGGACCTGCAATTCCACTTGTAAATGACTGACCAAGATAATATGTACGACTATTTATTACGGTTGTGATACCAGTAAAGTTCGCATCAATCTCCAAAATAGATCCAGTTGAGGGTGTAATTTGAATATTTCCTCCAGTATCTGGAGAAGATGTAAATTCATTTACATTAAATCCATAGGTTGGGTTTGTAATTCCAACTCCTGCAGTTGTAAACCCAAAAGAAGTTTTATCCTGCCAATACTTAAGAACACCCGTAGTTTGATTGTAACTAACAACTCTACCAACAGCAGTTGATGCTGTCGCAACAGTTTGAGTAAATGTTGAGTCCGCATCAAAAAGAGCAGAACTATATCCAATTCCAGTCAGTTTAATTGCATTAAGAACACTTGCTTTATCGGAGGTCAATACATTTCCAGTTGAAACTTCTGGATTTTCAATAACACCTACTCTTGCAATTTGGTTTCCCGTAATAAAATCAGGATTTTCGTTATCATTTTCAATTCTAGAATATAATAAAACATTGTATGCACCCAACTCTCTATAGATGTCTTTTCCATGGCCACCTTGAGGAGGCACAATAACATCAAATCTTGGAATTGTAGTTCCAGTTGGAACATTACCACTAGATAGATTTACATTCCCATAACTGTAATTAGATCCTTGATTGGAAATAGTAACCCCACTAATCTTAGAATCTGCTCCAACTGTTATCGTACACTCTGCACCAGATCCATCACCTTCAATCGGAACTCTCGTATAAGTTGAGTTAGCAGTTCCAATACCAACTCCAGCATTAGTAACTGTTACGATCTTAATTGATCCATCCACAGCATTATCTCTAACAGGAGCATTATCTCCACTAGATCCCCAGTTAGCAGGAACTGGCATAAAATCTGTAGACTCAAATTTTACAACTTCATTTGCTTTGATAGTATAAAGATACTTCCAAATATATCCATCACCACTTGATCCAGCAGATCTTGGTTCTAAATCAGTGAATGTTGGTTCATCTAGAGATGGTCTTCCATTTGGATTATCTGGATCGGTTCCGTTCTGAAGGCAAATATAAACTCTAAAATCACTATTCAACACATAATAAAATGCGGAATATAAATTAGTTGCACCAGATACGGATGCAGTGTTACTAACACTGTAATCATGCCTATACATGTCATATGTTGTACCCGATGTCCAAGTTCTTTTAGGAATTACTTGCCTAACATCAGAAGAATTAATTTTCTTCACAGCGATCATTGTATCCCAATAATCATTCTCCTCAGCAAAATTATCTTTTGGTGCAGGGGGTGATGCATCCCAGTCACTTTGATAATCTGATGGATTTGGTAATCCAATAAAAGAATAATATGCGTTGGAACTGGAACTAACTCCAGATATAAAATTTTTCGCATTCAAAATTCTAATTTGATCAGTTATAATTGCAGCCATTTTGTCCCAGTTTAATGGAGTTTTTTTTATTTATTAAACATTAAATGGCGTAGTTCTTGAATTTCAATGGAGCAGATCTCTCTACTCTTGTCGATGTAGTAATTCCAAGAATGCCATTTTCAGTATATGCAGTGTAGCTATTTAATCCCGCTCTTGATGTTAGTGTAATTTTGCCCCAACTATAATCACCATATCCAGCGACAGTTGATGTAGATTGTGTTCCAATACCACTAGTATCAAATTTTGGTTGAGTTACATTAGTAAATACCCTTCTACAAACAGTTGTTCCAATTCCAACACCAGCAGCATCTAAGCGAATTGTTCTGATGATGTTCTCAGAGTGTGCAACAACATATACATTATCAACAAAAGATTTACCAACACCTGCAGTCCCACCAGATTGATTAAGTGATGTAATCGATGTTGTTGCAGATCCAACATTAGAATTAGAAACAATGAAGAAATCTCCTTGCTCCAGTCCACTCAAGGTTACTGCTGTTCCAACTATGGATTCATCTCTTAACTTAGAATCAAGTGGGATATGTAAGTCAAAGACGAATTGTGTAGTAAGTCCACTGGTTGTAGTGGTTCCAAATCCAACAATTATTCCAGAGTCACCTGCATAATTTGCAGACGAGTTCTCTTCTTCACTATAACTTGGTTCACTTACGAGAACAACGGGTGGATTTGTATTTGTATACCCAGTTCCGGCATTTGTAATCGTAATAGAAGAAATTGTTTCTCCTACACCAATTACTGGATTTGCTGTTGCTGTTACAAATCCAACAGATGGAGACCCAACAGTAATTGTAGCAGTGCTGTATCCAACACCACCATCGGATAGAACGATAGATGAAATAGTACCAGTATCACTTACAACAGCAGTTGCTGCCGCTCCAGAAGTCACTGTCTGAGTTGCAAACTTAAACTTATTCTGGAAGGTCAATGCAGTATCATTTTCATTTTGTGCGTTAAATACGGGTCTTAGTCTATCAACATAGATTGTTGTAGATCCAATACCAACTGACTTAGTAATATATGCATATGGATGAATTTGTGGCTCATAAAGTTCCCTATCTTTTCCTACACGTTTTTCATTAATAAGTTTATCTTCAGTTTGTCTGCACCACTTAACTCTTCTTGATAGAGTTTCATCTTCAGTATTTCCTGGACCAAAATATGCAAATGTTTCAACTTGGTCTGTGGAATTAATATTAGTTACTGTTCTTGCCTCTTCTTGGAGATTAGTAGACTGACCAGCAGCATTATCATATCCAAGAGTTAATGTATCTCCTGTTTTAACAGTTTCAATAACCTCTCTAAAGATAACATCAGTGTCATCTCCGGTTCCCTTATAGAAAATGATCTTACAACTATCACCTGGCTTTGGTGGTTCTGCAAATTTAATTACACTACCACCTGGGAACTCATAACCTTTGCCTGGTTCTTGAAGAATATCATTAATAGTGATAATAAGAACTTTTTCAACATCAACTTTAGATCCTCTTGGAGACCTAATAGAAATTTGATTACCTGCTAAGGAAAGATTAAAAGATCTAGTTGCTCCATCAAAAAGAACTGATGGATCATCAAGTGGTTGAAGAACGCCAACACTCCATCCAGTAAACTCATCAGAGAATACTTTTTGAACCGTTAACTCAAAGTTTCTAAAGTTACTAGTTGTTCCTGTTGTAGGAATTCCAGTAAGTCCACCAGTTGAAATAGTAAGAACCTCTCCCTCTTTATATCCAACGCCTTTATTATTGATAGAGAAATCAACTATACTAGAACCATTACCAACAACAATATCAACCGTTCCATTTAATCCAGAGTTTGCTGCACCAACATAATTAATAGGAATGTTTGTATATGACAATGGATCATCAACAAACAGAGACAGAGGTCTATTGACCTTACCGCATCTATTGTAGAAGTGAGGACATGTTGAGATTCCAGTATTAACTACAAATGATGTGGGTGAGAGAACTGCTATAACTGAGGAACCGCCAGATGCAAAGTCATTTCCACTAGCAGATTTATTCTTCTTCCTTGGTGCATTGATAATTGCACCTTGGATTGTTCCACCACTCTGATAAAATGTTGGAACTGTAGATGGACCAGTGTTAACAACAAATTTGGTGGAATTGACAATTTCAATAACTGAAACTCCACAATATGCAGGATCAGTTGTTCTTGGATATGTGTGAGTAGAACTACCATTATCAAGACCACAAGTGAATGCAATACCCGTTAAAACAACTCCCTTTCCTACTTGTAAGAGGTGTGGTGTTGCAGTAGTGATAGTAGTAACACCAGTTAGATTATTATAATCGGCATCAGAGACATTAATAGGTGGTGCATATGTACAGGTAAATGCAATACCAGACAACTGAATTGCTTCACCCTCACTTAATCCGTGAGCAGTGGATGTTGTAACAGTTGTTATTCCTGTAATGGAACTATATCCAACGTTAGTGATCGATTTTGCAGAATAGAACCTTGGAGTTGAGTTGTTAGTTACAGAAATAGCAGTGGAGACGTTTCCATTAATAATGGTTGCAAATCCAACGTGATATTTTGAAGTTTCAATGCCAACACTTGTAGAAGCAGCACTGACATTAACAAATCCAATTGGAGGATTTGATACAATAACGCGAGCTCTGGTTCCTGTGGGAATTCCTACAGATAATGAATCATCTATATGGAATCTCACAAAAGTTGATGCAGATGATACAATAGTTCCAGAAATATAAGAGTCAGCAACTCTTCCAAATTGGATTTCGCAGTTAGACCCGGTATTCAATTGAGGGAGAAGATCAAGAACACTTCCTGTATTAGGGATAAACACGTTAGTAGAACCAATTCCTACAAACTCATTGGTATTAACAAGAAATTCATACTTTTCAGCAACTCTGTATCCAGATCCAGTGTTGCCAATTGCAACGTCAGTAAGAACTCCTACATTAGTAACCTTAGCAGTTGCACCTGCAGAAACTAAAGGTTGATAACCAAATCCCTCTGTTGATCCAAGTGAAAGAAGAACACCACCAACAGGTAATCCAGAAGTATTGGCATCTGTAGTTGTAGATGAAGCAGTTCCAGTGAAAGCAATGGTTGTAATACCAGTATTCTCGCCTAGTGTAAAGTCTCTACCAAGTCCAGGACCCTGTAGAATATCATTTACAAGAATGATTGCATTTCCAGTTGAAATTCCACTAATATCTGATGATCCAATAGAAGTTAGTGGGTATACTGAGGTATTACCATCAAATTTATTTGAAAGACTATCAAAGAGATAATTTGTATGATAAGTATCATCTGTAGTATCTTCAACACCAGATCTCATAAACATTCTTCCTTGGAAAGAAGAACTTGCTGAAATACCTTCCCAATCTCTTTCATCTGGTGGATTTGTGGTACTACCAATTGGAACGAGACCATAAGGTGCTGCGGCAAAGTGAAGAACACTATCGGTAATATTGTAATTTCCAACAACTTTGGTAATTGGTTCTCCAGTGTTTCCAGTGCCAATTTTTGTTCCAAGTTGCCCCCTTCTAACTCGGACAGCATTTGTACTTCCTACACCAACGGAAGTAATTTTCATAATCTCATTGCCCATTTTAATGAGATCTGATCCAAAGTATGATTGAATACCGCTTATTTTTATAACATTATCAACTGTGCTTACATTAGTAGAAAGACCAGTTGTTTGTGATGTAGAAACAATTGGGGACTGAATTAAATTATCAAGTGCAATTAGACATCTTGAATTTTGATTAGTTGCACTAAATCTATGTGAAGTTCCAATTCCAACACTTGTAAGTTCCATAGGAATTGCAATCTTCTTTAGGGCATTTTCTGCAGTAGATGCAAGTTGGATCTTATCGTCACCAACTTTAATTGCATACAGATCAATATCAATTGGTAAGAATTCAGTATTACCAACTCCAGGAATATTTGTTAATCCAATGCCAATGGAGGAAGTAATACCACCATTTCTGTCATAACGAATCCTTTCTCCAGAAACAAAGAAGTGATTCGGAATAGTGATAGTATTTGCACTAACACTAATAATGTCAGAATCATTTCCTAAGAAATATTTTTCAAATATAGGTGCAGACCTATGCTCTAATGTAAAAGTTTTCTTAACTGCATTTTCTGTTCCTTCATATCTCGCATAATTTGTAACAAATAATCCATTACCAAAGCTTCTTTGATCTCTACTATCATCCTCAATTTTTAATGCTTGGGTATAAGATTTAACGTCAACAGCAATATTTGCCTGTGGAGTAAAGGTTAGTGAAATTCCACCACCAGAATTAACTCTGGCACCAAAAGTTCCAAGTCCTGTTATGTATGGAAGATTTGTATCGGTTTCAACAATACCAAATTCCTGAACTTCTACCTCTCCTGTTCCATCTTCATTACTATCAGTATCAATAAGAACAAGTTCTCTCATTTCGTAGGTATTATTTGTTTTATCAGTAATTGATACCATAAAATATGCAGAATCGTAATCACTAATATAATCCGCAACAGTGGTTATACCAGGAGTTCCAGAAGCAGGAATCGCTGTTGATCCACCCTCAAGAATAGTATGCTTCATTTGATCTGTGCTAAGACCAGTTATACCATCAGTACCAAAACCAATCTGCATGGTGTTACATGTCATTGCAGCACTAACACTTGGTATAAAATCAACCTTCAGTAAATTACTATCAATGTGTGGATAATAAGTACCAAATCCTGTGCCACTGAATGATGTACTATTATCAGTAGTCATTAATCTACCAAATTCAGTTACACTAACTTCACTGTCATCATGAATTATGTTTAGTTCATTATATTCATGATCGTTAGTTGCTGGATCTGAAATAAGAGACATCACCTTAAGTGATCTGGTTGTTGCGGCAGTTGATACAATTGTTGTTCTAACCCCACCACCTGAAGGAAGAGCAACACTACTTGTGCGAATATCCACAGATCCATTTCCTAGAACTATGGAAGTTCCGATACCCACAACCCTATCATCCAAATGATAGGCAAGACTGACAATTTGATAATCATTGATTGCAAATTTTCTAGGGAAGAACTGTAGAGATCCTTGCGTTCCAGAGATTTTAAAATCAAAATCTGCAAGTTCATCTTGACTATACATTCTTCCATATTGATTGAAATATGCAAATCTTCCATCCTGAATCATATTGACAATTCCAAATTGTCTTTCACTTTCAAATCTTTCATCCTTAAAGTAGATAAAATATTTCAAGAATCTGCTGTTGGTGACATTAAATTCGTCTATCAATTGGAATCTAGTTGCCCTTGGATTGCTATTAAACAGATGACTGACATCATCAAAATCAACGGCTCTGTTTCCAAATGACTCGAAAAAGTCGGTTAGAATTCTACTTGCAAAGATAATCTCATCAGAGAATATACTACCGGAAGCATTAAGTGAATTTTCTAGAGCAAGATCAAAATCTTGAGTACAATTCAAGTTTCCGATACTATAAAGATCATTAACAACAGTGAAATATGAAAGTTCTGTAGACAACCCCACTCTCATAGAGTTTGCTTGAACTTCACTAAACTCTGCTGGAGTTTCTAATTGATAATCGGAGAATTTTTTGAATCCTGCTGTGTGATTTGTTGTACTTACAACATCATTCCAAGTATCAAAATCAACTCTTGATCTTAATGAATATGAGAAGTTTTGGTAATAAAAACTATCTTGAACTCTCTGCATGTTAGCATTAAGGAATCCAGAATTAGTAGTAGATCCTTTAACAACTCTAGATGAAGCATCAGTGTTGAGAATTGATTCATATGTTTCCACACGATCAGCAATTCCTTGAGTCTTAGAAGCAAGACCTTCAATTACTTCACCTAATATAAAGTTTTCGGATGTAGAAACTCTAAGAGTTCCAGTTTTTCTATCCCAGCTCTCAACAGTTCCTGAAGTTGTAAGAGATTTAACTTCTTCTCCATCAAGGAATTCATTATCCTTAAGTGAGATGTTAAAAATGGGGAAATGTCTTTCTGCAATAACTCTTCCTGAAGAATTAAATTTATTAAACTCGCCAATAAATTCTCCTTTAGACTCATCAAATAAACCTTCCATACTGTAACTAAAGGTAGCACCAACTCCACCTAAATTTTTATCTACAGCAATAACAGGGAACAACTTGTAATTGTGCTCAGATGAATTATATCCTATTCCAGTAGATCCAATACCAATACTGATGTTTTCAATCATCACTTTATCACCAACTTCAACTGGAAAATCATCTGATGCACTATACCCAACAGATAATTCAGCAGTAACTTCTTTAGTTACTGTGTTGAATCCAATTGTACTAATTCCACATCCATTAGTATTATAAATTGGTAGAATAGTAGGAATAGTGTTACTCATTCCCTTTGTATTCTTTCGGATAGTTACTTGATTATCACCAAGATCATAGTCAAGGTCTACGTCATTGAGAAGTTGATTTGATTTTCCATCAAACGCCAACAATCTAGGTGCAGAAGAATAACCTCTTCCACCTGAAGATATTCCAATAATATCAAATGACTTTAATGATTTGATTTTAACAATATTTGGTAATGTAATTGATGGCCTAAGTGTTCTATCTGATGGAAAATCAAATCCAATGCTCTTAAGATTAGTTTTGGTTATTTTACCAATTTCATTACTCTGTGCTTCTAAAATTACACCTGTACCTCTAGCAGTAGAAACTGTAGTAATACCAGGTAGAGATTGATAACCCTGCCCACCATTAACAATTTCAAGTTTTCTTATTGAACCCTCGGTATGAGTACAATCCGTTTCATAGATAATCTCTGCAGAAGAAGTTGATGAAATGTAAGCAGCTTTTTCTGGGGTTGGACCCATAGTAAAGCTAAATGAATTTGGTGCCGTAGTAGAAATTTTATACTTACCATTGTAAATGCTTCTTACAACTAATGCTGTATTATTTTCAAAAACTTCATTGTCAATATTAATTTCTGCTTTTGTTGCAGGAACATTACCACTCTCATATGTTGGATCAAGTCTATAGTAAAGTTTATCTGGTGTATTTTCGTTAACAACTAAAGTAACTTTTGCAATTCCGTCAACACCAACTGTTCCCGATCTTTGAATATCATAATCTTTGCCATTGCTAATTTTTCCAACATATTTGTTAGTGAAATTTTTGTCGGCATATAAATTAAATTCAAACGAGGGGTAGTTTGTAGATTGAATTTCGTGAGAAAGAGATGAGTTTGTTAAATTAAATGTAACTGTAGAATTTTTATATAATTTTAACGGAGGGTTAATTGGATTAATTACTCCACCACTACCAGTACTTGCTAACCCAACAGTAGTTGGAATTGCCCTGGTAGAATTTTCAAATGTGTCGGAAAATCTAAAAGAGTTTCCATCAATTATAGAAAGATAATAAATTCCATTATCTACAAGACCTTGTGTGGGATTAGATTGATCTTCGGTATAAACAATCTTCTGACCACGTACAAATCCATGATTTTCAATAGTAACTACACCAGTGGAGGTGTTTATTCCCGTAGATGTATATGATTTTGGATTTACAATCAGTTTTCTATTATAATCATTATAAGAGATATTAAAAGATGAAGTGATTCCTGGGTTAACATCTAATACAATATCATGACCAATATGAATCCCATGAGTTTCTCCTGTTGAAACTGTAACAGTATTTTTATTCATAGTTCCTGTTACAACACTATGATTAGTCTTAAGACTATGATAAACACCTGATCCAATTCCAATGAATGATAATGTAGTAATTTTAGTTGAACCGACTACACCCTCAAATATCCCAGTGCTTCCAAGACTAACTCTTGCAGTTGCTAATCCAATTAAATTGTTTGCAACTTTAGCAACAAACAAATTAGTTCCATCAGCAATTGTCGTACCAATTCCAGCAGATACATGATTATCAGAGATTACAATACCTTTTCCTGCATTTCCATGAGTATCTTGATTTGATGAATATGTGACTATATCACCAGTCTCAAGTCCATGGTCTTTGATGAAAATAGTTTTAGTTGGTATTACAATAGAAGTTGCCCCAATTCCTGGATTTTCAAAGAAAATCGTAGTTCCGATACCAACTCCACCTGTACTACCTAATCCAACAACTTCTATTGGATTAAAGTATATTTGTTTGTTAACTTTATAATCAAAATCAGTTTTAAATCCAGCAGAAATGCTTAGTTTTCTTTGGGTTATAGTTGCTGCTGTCCCAACAGTATGAGAGACTCCAATAACACCATTTACTGATCTAAGAACTCTAACTCTTGATAAACGATTATCAACGTTTAGAACTTTTACTCGTTCTGTTCCAATTTGAATTATATCATTTTCTCTAATATCTGGATAATTTAGATTTCCAGTTAAATTAAAGTATGTGACTAATCCAGTATATGTAACTGAACCAATTCCATTAGTCGAGATGCCTGTACCAGTAACCTTGTATACATTTGTACCAATTCCTGCATTGTAAAATCCTTCAAGATCTGATGCAGTTGTCGATACTCCAGTTATTGATATTGTTTCTTGATTTTGAACATTATGAGGGTCATTAGAAAACAGTAAGTATTTTCCTTTCCCACTTGGATAAAATTCTATATTTGATATAGAACTAGTGGCTAAACTTACACTATCAACTGGTTTTCCTAAGACGTGTGAGACCCTTGCAGAAACGCCTGTACCGCCTGTTTCGGTGTTATTAAATACAACGGGGTCACCTACTTTATAATTGATTCCACCGGTTATAATGCCGACGCCATCTATACTACCTCTTGCTGCATTTTTAATTTCAACTTCTTGGGATAATTCTGCCGGTAAAGAGAGATACTTATATTGAACATCCTTATCATCAAATAAATTAAATGGTCTGGTATTTTTTATATAATCTGATGTATTGATATTATAATCATCTTGATTCGATACCTTTTGGAAGTTAAATTCATTTGGTTTTGCGTGGAAATTTTCTCCAATTAAATATGGGAATTTGGGTCTTCTAAAATTAGTGAACGGAGATTGTGTATCCGCTTCGTCAGATGCTATAGTAGTAAAATATGCATAAGTTCCTCCAGGGAAATCTGGAGTAACACAATGTCTTCCATTATTTTCATCAAGAACAGACTCGGAAGTTTGATTTTGGTAAACAAAATCATTAATAAAGAAACCAGATGGCCACAACGTTAATGGAGGTCTTTGTGGTGCATCTGCTTTCTCTACATACCCGGTTTCCATAATGGTAACAGACCCACCAGATCTTGTTGAATATCCATATGGTCCATAGATTGGGTGGCCATCATAAGACCATCCAATAATTGGAGAGTGATTTGTAGAAACGTTTTCTTGCTTCGTGTTAACGTTTATTTCTAAATCAAACTCTCCATACTGTCGATTACCATCACCATCAACAGAGTACGACGATTGTCTTAATTTTCTTGGAGCATATATGTGACAATATTGGATACCAAAGTTTTCATTAGATCCATTCTCAACGACTCCATCATCATCAGAGAGTGCATAAAGATATTTCTGAAATAAATTAACTCTCCATGTTTGTATTTTTGCTTTTAATACTTCACCTTCTCCTGGATGAATTACATTAACAGTGGTTGTATTTTGATTATATCCTGCACCAGGTTCAAGAACTTTAATTGCAGATAACGTTCCATTGGTTAATACCGGAGTTATTACAGCACCAATTCCATCTCCATTAATTACAAGATCTGGTGGAGAAATATATTGTCTTCCAGGATTTAATACCAGAATTTCTTCTATTCTTCCTTGGTTGATAATTGGTTGACATTGTGCGTCCTGGCCAGGAACTGCTATAGTTAAAGGAGATCTATCTAAGTTTAATACTTCAGAGGCACCATATCCAACACCATTATTTGTTAAATTGACTGATGTAATCTCTCCTCTAAAAATTGGTTGTAGTTGTGCTTGAAATGTTTCCAGACCAATCGAAGATATCCCAATTTGTCCAGAAATTGCAACAGAAATATCTGGGTAATTAAAAGAGTGCGTTCCGGCACCTACAGAAGTTAGATTGACATATTGATTAGTTTCATAAAAATATCTCTGTGTTGATGTTGTAAGACCAACATTTGCTAATTTAAACTTGTCATTATCTATTTTGATAACATAATATTCGCTTTCATCAGTCAAACCACTTATAGGTGAAGATCCTGCAGTGTATTTTACTGTCTCTCCAGACTTGTAATCATGATTTTTAATTTCAATATAATTAAGAGATGTACTTACACCAGTTATTCCACAAGATCTCTTTTTGTTTTCATACCCATCACCACTACTAATGACTGATATTGATTCAACAACTGATTTTTTATTTACGGTTTCGAGGTTATGTGAACCATTACCATATGATGTTAGTAATACAGTATTGATTCCTGCAATAACATCTGCAAGATTATTGTGAAGTGTTACTGTAACATTATTGGTTGTCCTTGCAAAATACTTTGCATCAGTTGTCAATCCACCAACAGCGGTTTGACCATTGGTTCTATAGATGACATGTTCACCATTTCTCAGTTTATGATAAGTTGAAAATCCAATAGTAGATGCAGTGGCACCTAATGTAATTTTATTTGATGCTACTTCAGAGAAGAATGGAACCGAATGCCCAATTAACTTCATATTTGGTTGAGCAACTGCCCCAGATCCATTACCACCAGTGATGGTGATTACTGGAGTTTCGTCATAATCAAATCCAGGATCAAAAACTCTAATAGATTCTAGCGATCCAGAAACTGCAATATTTCCGGTTGCACCAGTTCCAACACTATCATTAATATGTAATAGTGGTGGATCGATGATATCGAAGTTTTCTCCGGCCGATATGACTTCAATCTCTTCAATCTTACCATAATAAACAACATCTGGTGATTTATAATTTAATATTTCAACACCATTGACAAGAATTCCATTAAATCCTGGTTGTGTGGGTGTTAACTGTCCAGTATGTTGAGCAGTTTTTGGAATTTCTCTTAAAAGTTTTTGTGAAGTTAATTCTTTACCTTGAAATTGAAATGGTCTTAATGTATTATCATCTACTGTAACCGAACTTTCTACAGATACAAATTTTTCATTATATACATCATTTCTGCTTTTTGCTAATTTAACACTTGTATCAGATAATCTCTTAACATAATATAAACCCTCTGGAAAATTAGCGCCTAAGGATTGTTTTTTAACTTCTCTTACGCCGACTTTTCCCCTAAAATCAACAAATGCTTCTGTTGTAATTCCTACAGAGTAGTAAACTGGATCTCCAGAATATAAATTATGCTTTGTTCCCGGAGATATTAATAATTCTTCCCCTAAAAATGTTCCGGAAAAAGTTACCGACCTATCACTAGCATTAAGTCTTGATCCAAAATATGAAGGTATGGATGAAGATGCCACAAGAAAATTGTCATCATTGTCAAAAATACCTTGAATATCCGTTTGATATAATTGAGCTGAACCAAAGTTAGCAGCATCTCCCTTCAATATCTGCCTTGTGAGTGTATAAGTTTTGTTAATATCTAAAGGGCCAGATCCTTTTATAGAAATTGATCTGACAGAATTAACTCCATATACTGTTCCTCCAAGTTTAGCAGATCCTTTAAGTTCAGCTACACTAAGTTTGTCGCCATTTTTAAAGAAATGATCTTTATTTAAGGTCAGTTTATAACTATTATCCGAAGAATCTACCAATTCTATTGAATTTACCAGATGATCTGACGAATAGTTATAAAACCAAGTATTATAAATTGCAGAATTTTTATTATTACCAAGAGTTTTAATTCTTGCAATGTCTCCATTTTGGAAATTTTTTGTATTTTCTGGGTATACAAAATCACTCAGAACTGCATTAATTCTAACTTTAACAGTTTGGTTGGGATCTTTAAAAGATCTTCCATATGCAAAGGTGTTAATACCAACAGTTTCTCCATCAACAATAATTCCCGTTACATTAGAACATCCAAAGAATTGTGTAAAGTTCTTTGAGGTATAAGATACAACTCCAGTAGTAGTATCATTATAAGTTACGGATAGTTCTCCTATTGTTCCAAAACCAACAGTCGAATCAACAAAAAGAATACTTGCACCGGATCCTACTTGTCCAATTACTCTAGTTTTAGGATGAATTCCAAATGCTCCTCGAATTGCACCTTGAACTTCAACGTCTCTATCATATCCTCCATCAAGACTCAATTTATAAAAACTTTTTGCTGTTCCTACTTGAAATACTTGAAGTTTTTCTACTGATGTAATTGGAGCATATGCTTTTACTAAACCAGCATCTGGAAAATTATCTTGAAAAAGAGTTGCTTGATCCAAATCAAGAGGATCTCCATCTACAGATTCTACAACTAAATCGTTTGTAATCCTAAAATCTGAGTTTGACGGTGTAAAAAGAAAATCTCTTGGCTTAACTACAGATACATCTTGATTATATAATGCTCGGAATAAAATTTCAAAAGATCTATCTGTTCCTCTACTCAGATAAAAATCCTTAGATTGTTTGATGAATAAATTTTCGTTTAAACCTTCAGTAAGAGGTCTTTCGTCAAGAAGAGGTAAAAATTGATGTTTTGTTTTTACTAAAAATTCTTTTAAGAATAAGATGCTTAAATTTTCAATTAAAGCACCTGATTCATGAAGTGTCTGGCTAGATGAAGTAAATATTAAATTTTCTGGATTTGCTTCTTTCTTATACGCAGTAGTTCCAGAAAATCCTCTAATACATCCAGTAAAAGAGTTACTAGTCTTTCCAGTATAGGTTATAATTTCATCATCAATTTTAAGTAATCCATAAGATTCAGGAAATCCGTCAGTTCCTGTTATAGAATTTCTAAAATCAACAGTTATTGTTGTATCAGATGCAGATATTTCATCTAATAGAACAACGGAATCACCTAATCCGGTTGTTTCATCAATTTTAATATAACGATCAATATTTTGAATCAAATCAATAGGAGCACCTTTAAATTCAAGTGCTTGATAATATGATTTTAAAAACTCAGAAATAAGTGGGAACTCATCTCTAACATAAGAGGGGAGCTGGTTCTGAACGATGTTATTAAACTGTACTCTTTTTTCTGACATTTTCTATGATTCTATTAGTAACCTGAGGAGTAACTGCTGCCGCCACCACCGCCGGAAGATGGAGTGCTTGTAGGTGTAGATGATGATGTTGTAGATGTACTAGATGTACCATATGTACTACCAGATACTGTTGCAAGAGTTGTATTTCCAGTTGTGGTAGTAGTAGCGGTTGTTGCGGAAACAGGAACACTACCTCTACCACCAGGACGTACTAAAACGCCATTTGCATAACTTGAAGATACAATGTAGTTAGATGCTGAAGGGTCAACACCGGAAGCAATTTCATCTGTTACTGTTTCAAAATTACTACTTGTAATATCTAACTGTAAATAGAGATCTTGCAATCCAACGACATCATTTGAAACTGGAGAACCAGAGATTTCAATAATTGTTTGTCCGGTTTTTGTTTTTCCAGATAAAACATTTATTGGATTTAGTGTCAATACACCCCTCTCATAATCAATTGTTCCAATATTCCTCTTGACAATAGTAGGACTTGAGGAATTTATAGATGGAACAGAAAATAAGAATAATTCACCGGTTTCTCTATTTGAGTTGGGTAAATCTGAGATATAAACATCGGTTCCAATACCATCAACCCTGAATGCAGAAGTTTTAATATTGTAACCACTCATTTTCTTAATATAGAAAGAATTACCGAAACCAATTTGATATTCAACTAAAGCATTCAATGTTACTCTTAAATCTCGTCTCATCTGAATAGTTGTAATATTCGACGTTACAGATTCATGACTATCATCAATCACCTTTAAAAATTTACTATACTTGAACCTTGCTCCATACTTATTTAACTCAGTTGATTCTGCGTATTTTGTGACATTATTTTGAACTAACGTTGAAACTAATTCGGAACTATTTGCTGCATTTGTGTTATAATATATCTTACTATCAGTTTCAAGATACAAATATTTTAAATCAAGTATCTCTGGAACAATACCCGCAACAGCATATTTTTTCAATCTCATCTTTATATTTTCTTTAATCAAGTTTGGTAGATAATCACCAAATGTTGGCTTAATGCTAATGAAAACCTTACCATATTGGGGTGGAACTAACTCTTCTCCACCAAAAACAGAGATGGATTCAGTTTCTGGGTAAATTTTTGCTGGAATAATTGTTTCATAATCATTGGAAGTCAGTGCTCTATTTTGTGTGGCATATATTCTTGGGGCAAACTTTTTAATTGACTCCACAGTTTCAATATTTTGACCTCCAGAAGTAATTATACCTGGAGTCAGTAAAGATACTCCTGAAGTTACATTATATTCAATTCCATTTCTTGTATATGTCAATCTTCCTGAAAAATTAAAATTTGATATACCATTTGCAGCATCACCATTACTTACAATATAGTTTGCAGTAATATAATTGCCTTCTTCTAATGCTTTTCCAAAAATATCGTCTCCAAAAATTAATTCATACCTTTCATCTGAAATTTCTTGTAAATAATAGACTTTTGATTCTGGATTGATATCAAAAAGACTATCTTGGAGAGCATATTTGGTAGAAGATGTAGAAAATTCGTTACTTCTAACTGTAACACGAATTAAATCAGTATCAATGCCGGAATTTGGTAAAATATACTTTTGATTTAGATTTCTGGTAGATCTAGTAAAGTTTGATTCTAAAAGAACACCTTCGTAAATTTGTAATTCGTTAAAAGTTGCAATTCCATTAAAAACAGGAATTGTAACATCTTCTAAAATTGAAAATATAAACGATTGAGAAGCAAAAGTTCCTGAACTTGATGCAACAACTCCTTTTTTAAGTGTAATGGTCGATGGAGTTGGAGATATGTCCGCAGTGTCTACATCAAAAGTAACTGTTGCTAATGCTGCCTTTCTAGATTTAGGAACATAACCAATATTTCTTGCAAGTGCTACAACATTCTCTCTTAATGTTGAACTATCAATAAAAACCTCATTTGCAACCATGTTTGCATTATATGAGGTAATATATGTGTTATATGCCAACACATCAATAATAGATGAAAGATTGGATCCTTCAAAATCATAGTCCGTAAAATTGGAGTTTGATTTTAAATACTCTTTAAGTGATGTTTTAACCTGTTCAAAGTCCAGGTTAGAGAAATTGACTAATGGCATGTTACCTTGTTGGCTGCAAGACGAATTCTAATTGTTGTGCAGGTACATCTGCACCTATAATATCATATATGATTTGTACATCAAAAGCATTACCTGCAAAATCAGGTGTTGTTTGAACAGACCTTAATCTCACTCTTGGTTCAAATCTACGAATTGATGATTCAATTTCATCTTTGATATTAGATGCTGTTAAATCATCAAAATTATCAAATAATAACCTTGATATTCTTGAACCAAAGCTTTCATTAAAAGGTTTCTCTCCGGGAAATGTAAATACAATATTTTTTATTGATCTAGCAATTGCGTTTGCATTTTTAAGACCAATTAAATCGTCATTCAAGGGATTTTTCTTGAATGACATACTTACATCTTTAAAACCTTGACTTACCCTTTCTAAAGGCACAATTATATGGCAAATATAAGTTATTTATCAACGAATTCGTTAATTATATTTTCGTAGTTCTATTCATAAAGTGGTGCAGCTGGGATTTCATTTTCAAAAATCTCCGTTTCTTGCTTCTTATCACGTTTTTTTGGTGTTAAGTCATCATTTGCAATTTCACGAAGCATTTTTTCGTGTTGATCTGCTGCTAGGTTGTCTAAAAAATCGTTACTTGGAGTCATTTTCTTCTTCCTCAGGTAAATTTTCGCGTTCTTGTGCTGTTTTCCAGAAATATTCGTCCTCACGACCCATTCCAAGTCGCTCAAAACCATTTTCAACTTGATAATAACGAGTTGAAACCTTAAAATCTGGCATCTTAGGTTCAACAGGTGTTAAACTATTGTCAAAAATACGCATTCTATTGTTTGGATAGAGTGCATACTGACCATTTTCTAATTCAATCAGGTTATGAGACTTATGTTCAGCAGGATTTTCACTTGTTGCATAGTCAACTACCTCAGGATCTTGATGATAGTTGTCTATTGTGCAAATATAAGTTCCTTTTTGAATACCATAGTCTCTGGTATACAATTCATAGTCCATTGAACCAATGAATTGCTTTGTAATTGATACTACACCATAATCCATACAGTTCCAAAACTGTAGATTCGGTAGATTCATATCAGGTGATGGTGTCTCAGGATCGCTTACAAATGCACTGATAGGTAATTTATCGTACATTGCGGCGTATTCTGGTAAATAGGTCTCAAAATAAAAAGTGCGCCCAGGTATCGATTTGCACGATACCCAAACGCCTTTGACAAATTCACCATGACCACTTTGATGATCAGTTAGATACTCTTTACGAACCCATACTTCTACCGAGGGGAGGTTACAAATAAGTGCTGCCATAATGAATGTTGGTTAACTTATTCTATTTACCTTGTCCCCGATATCTTTTCTTACGTCCATTGCGAGAAGTCGCGGATAACAATGTATACTGCGAGTTTCCTTGCCGAGTTTTCTTCGGCTTACCCTTGACATAAGTGCCGCCTTTCATCATCATAATTCAGTACCTCTTAAATAACGCGAGTTTTTTCGTGACCAACTCTGATACGTGGATCGCACCAGATCTCAAATCCTTCTTCCTTTGCATCAAGACAGAATGAGACATCCTCACCACACATGTCTTGTACATCACCACTCTCAAAGACTTGCATCTTAGGAGCAAACCATGGATACTCTAATCTCTCAAAAACACCTTTCTTGATTAATACCCATCCAAAACCTGTATAATCTACGGTGAATGGTTTACGACGCTTACTAATGCCCTCTACATTCTCATGATTCATTACTCCGCCATTCTTACGGAAATCATCCTCCTCTAACCAATGTGCGACAGAAGTTGTGTGGCCATCCTCTGTAGCATACCATCCTGCAACAATCTCCTTCTCTTCTCCCTCTGCAGGAATTGCCATATCACATAGTTGCCAGAACTTCTCTGTATTAAACACAATATCACTATCAATCCATAACTGATAGTCATACTCTAGTTTACCATCCCACGGTACTTGCTTAGGTCCACGAAGTACATTCGCACCTAGAACCTTACAACGGGCAAAATTAACCATTGATGAATAATCTTGACTGATCTGAATACTCATTCCACTCTGTACCATATCAAAGCACAGTTGTACAAAGTTCTTTAAAAATGTAAAAGAACACCCACGTCCAGGAAGACAGAATACAATCGTCTTACCTCTCATACGCTCTTTGATCGCAGGAATATCCCACTCTACTTCTTTCTTCTTAGGCGCGTTGGCCTTTACAGTAAATCCTTTTGCCATAACGTGTTGATTACTTCGTTTCAATTATAACAGTTATTATGTAGTAAGTCAATAAAAGACTTTGACTTAACAACTGTGCTCTGTGTTTGTTGGAAGACCATAGACTTCCTCATATGTTAAATCCTCAAGTTGATAATCAGTCTGCATAAGACCAACCATCCCCTTGAGGGTATTCCATGTTTTATTGAATTGTTGTTCTGTTAGATTATTATATAAACACTCGTCTTTTGCATAGATGTGATAAACTTTACTTCGACTATCCATTGGTTTTTTACCTCCGGGAATTTTTTTTCTGGACGGGAATTTTTTTTTGCTTTTGATATCTATAGGTCGATTTGTCACCTCTGTAGGTTAGGGTAGTTAGACGTTTTTATCACGCCCCCCATAACGCAACAACGCCGCCATCAAAACACTGCCATTTCACTGATACTCCCAGTCTACCATATACGGGGCAGAGTGTCAACAACTGCCCCTCACTAAGTATCAGACACCGAAGTAACAATCAGAATTGATCTCAACGGTGTTCACTTTAGGGTCTCTGTAGTTAACACCGTCAGGAGTCGATAAGTCATTGAGATCACACCCTTCGAGTGCATCTACAAATTCTTCGTAGTTACCTGCGGCACCTGCTAGTTCATACAAACCCTCATCATTACCCAACCAAAGTGCAACATTCCAGGTCTCATAATTCGTCCAACCGTTATACGTGGTATCAGTGAGATTTGTCTGGAAAGTTGTGGTCATAGAGGTTCGAGTCATGCTTACACTATAGGGACACTTTACGCGACCCCCCTTTAGTATACCCAGAGAGAATGACTGTCAAATAGCACCC